TCCCCGGTCATGTCGAGTACTTCGGAGGAGGAATGGAAAGCCGAGCCAAAGGAAAAGCCTGGAGAGTCGGCTGTGACCTTGCGGATGCCACAGAGGTGGCGGAAGAAATAAGCACGCTTGCAACCTTGCCAGGAGCTACGTTGGGTGTGGTCAAATGTGAGAATGGGATTTGTCATTAGGAGCCTCCTTTAACCATAAGAAACATCTGTCTCGATAATACTAAGATCATATCGGCCAACTCCTTTTGAATTGGATTAGTATTCAATATGTATCCATAAATGTGGTGATGGGCTTTACACATCTCTGTGAAGCATTCTTCCTGAGTTTGTAACTTTAAAACCTTCTCATCATTTATCATCTCATCTCCTCCCTTCAAAGGTTATTTGTTTAATAGCTCCTGACCTATAATCAGTGAGCAAATTTGAAACCTTCTTAAAGACCTCGGGTCTCGATGAAGGCTTTGGACATTAGTAGAGCTCCTTAGTGTTCCTCTTTGAGCTCTTTATACATCGCTTTTATTGCCTCATCAGGTCTTCCATGTAGTATTTGAAAGGCTCCAAAATAAGATACGAGAGGTTCTTTGTTGTCAGTAATTAGAAACTCTTTGATAGCATTGAATGCGTCCATGCTTGCAAGCTCAAGGCGGTTTATCCAATTGACAATTTGAGATAGGTGCTCTTTTTTCATTTTATTGCCTCCTTAGTGTTCATATTATGAACACTTTTCATTTAGTATTTTGAAGGTTTGACCTCTTCAAGTACCATCCCAAAGGATCTTTCAAGCCATTTATTTCCCACATCAGGAGGGCATTGAGGACAAAAGTATGTAATGTAATTAAACTTCTCCTTTGCATTGTACCATTTTTTAGCTCCTTCGATATGACCAATGAAGCTCGTGCGACAGTTGTTGCAAAAGATGGTCATCTTAAGCTCATGGGTATATGGGTTCTTCTCTTTGAGAATGCTGTCAGCTTCTTCGAGGAGATAGAGGAGATCGTCAGTCATCTTTTTCTTCCATGAAATTTATAAAGGAACTTAATGAATTGTATATCTCCAAGAGATTATGATCTTGTAGTTTTTTAATATCCTCCTTTATGAAGGCTCTACGAACGTTTAAAGTTTTTTGTATAAATAAAACTAAGGTTCTTGCCTCTTCCCATGTTAGTATTGCAGCAAAATTAAGTGGTGTTATCATCTTTTCCCTCCACAATCGTTTTGATTTTAGGGTGATTTTTTAAAGCCTCCCACCTTGGCATTTGGTAGCCGTATTCGAGTTCGTTGTCCAACATTTCGGCCATCTCCTTTATCAGCTTCTTGAGGGCGGCGAGTTCGGTCTTTAAATCATCAGAAACACTTATCCATGTGTCAACCTTCCCAGCTTTGAGGTCGGCAAGAGCTTTATTATATTGTTTGATAACAGCCGGATAGTCAATAGAGCCTTTGGGTGGGACCTTATCCATGTGATTAAACCTCTTTATTTTATGTTGTCTTGGGTTGCGGATTGAGTCTGCTTTCCATTTATAGGTAGTTTTCACTTCTCCTCCACAATCGCCAGCACCGTTGGGTTAGTAACGATCCTGGTTTTTCTCTCAGCGTTCGCCATGGTGCCGTAGAAGCCCAGGTTGGCTACGGCGTAGAGTTCACAGATGAGGTCATGAAGTTCTTCTTGTCTGTCACCCATGGACTCCATTGCATTTACCAGCACTGTCCATCTTTCGGTAATTTCCCATGGTTCAATTATTGAACCATCAAGCCACCAGTTGCCGGATTTGTCAATTTCAAGCATCACTCTACCTCCTTAGTTTCTCGTCCCTCTCCCGTCATAGTCATCAGATAACCTACTGCCTCAACTAAGCAGCGTTTACACAAAAAATAAGACTGCGTAAATACTATTCCATCAAAGTTTATTTCTATGCCAGAGAAATTCACTCCTGGTGTTTGAGTAGCAAAGCAACCGCGGCATTTATAAAAATGATCTCCATTTTTAATTACTTGCATGATTTTTCTCCTTGTCCCTCTCCGGTCGCATGGGCGGCGAGGAGGATGGCGTGGGCGTTTATTCTATCGTACATAACAAATCCTCTGGATGGCTTTAATTCCAATTTCATGTTTTCTGGATGATAAAAGCCGATCTCGTAAATAATAGCTGCTTTTTTATAGTTTGGAAAAGTCATATTGGGTTCAGGTTCACAGTATAAATACCACCCCAACTCCCTCATCCTCTCCACCACCATGAAGACTTGGTTCAGGTCGGTGTCGGGGCGCCACAGCCAAGTTAAATCATTACTAACATCTTCACCATCGGAGTGAATGTAATATTTATCGTATCCGGTATATTCATCTCCACTATACCACTCACCTGTTTTATTTCCATATTCATCAATGGATTCTTTTAACCACCATCCCATTACCTTTTCGGCGCTCCAATCTCTCAACTCTTCCGGTGTTGGAGTCATTGCTTAAAGCTCCTTCTCATATTATCCGTAATATCTTCTACGCCTGAGACTTTACCGCATGTTGCACATTTAAATCCCACATAAAGCCTTCTATTTTCCCACCAGGTTTCTATGGTCCCTGTATTCCATCCTATAAAATGCATTAAACGGTGTATCATGGCTCTCTCCAAACACTCTCCAGAGGTTCCGGTATCTCCTGCCCCAGGTCCAAAGCGGCGGCGATCCAGTCCAGGGCGGCATGGCGTAGTTTGAAAACTATACTCCAACCATCACCCTGAGCAAAACACCCTGGAAACTCTTTGATCTTCCCGCTCCAAGTATGGCTTTCTTCATCCCAAACCAAGATGAAATGATAGGGCCGTTTCATGTATTCTTCCGGGGTCATGACCTTTGCTCCTCAACCGCACAGTTAACATTGTGATAGGCGATTTGAGGTAAATACCTTGTCCCACAGTTTGCACAAATTACTACCTGCGTATATAAGACTATAGGTTTAAACGGCTTACATTTACAGTCCGGGTGATATTCAAGGGTGATGTGCATCATTTCTCCTTTAATGCACCTTTAAGCTCTGCAATTTCAATATCTAACTTTTTTATTAACTCTGGGTATTGTATGGGCATTTTTATCGAAATTTCTTTTATTTTTATGAAGGCACTAAGAGCATCCTTAGCAATAACTTTCCGTATCAAAACATAATCATGCAATTCATTTTTCTGCTCCTCTCTGACCGCCTCCAGTTTGGGGAGGAGGGCTTGGGCTTTTGCCTTCCACTCTTTCAGCATGAATACATAAATTTGATTATACTCTTCTGGAATCAAGGTTTTAGCGTTGGCTGTTGCTTCTATAATCTCCAACGCCTCTCGCAGCAACACAAGCAACTTATCCCGCTCACAATAAATACATGGGTCGTCTCTTAGGCATGTCAGGCTGTATTTGCATCGGTTCTCGGTCATGAGTTCATCATCTCCTAAATTTTCTATCACTTCTCCTCCACAATTGCCTTGACTTCGGGGCGGTTGAGGATTTTATTAATCCTCCCAACGATACAACTACCCATGTGTATTATGGTTTTAGGACCGCCTTGATCTACGCCGATCCCTTTGCAATAATCACAAACAGGAAAAACTTCGTCAATTTCGCTGCCTTCATTTACATAGGCTTTTTCAAAGTTGAGCATCGGGTCTTTAACGATATTTATCATCTCCCCCATCAGTTCCTTGAGGGCGGCAATCTGGGTTTCCAATCCACTCACAAGACATTCATTAAATGGACATTCACCATCTGGTAAGCTATAATCTACCATCACTTCCCCTCCCACGCTTCAGGCCGCTTGACCTGGAGGTTGATTAATAAATTCATCTTAAATCCGCACAAGTTTTGCAGCATAATATAACCGAGTTGAGAAAACTGGTAGATAAATTCCTTATGCGGCTTAAAATAATCGCTCTCTTGATAATATTAGGGCGAATGATTTCATGCCCACAATAAGGACAGAATATGTTTAAAAGCAACGGTCTCTTAACTTCTATCATCTCGCCTCCCAAATTCTCTAACCATCCACTTCACCAACCGCACGTCCGGCGGCTCGCTGGCCCGGAACGCCCCACACAGGACACTGATCAGGTCCAGGAGCAGGCGGACGGCGATTAGGATGAGGATGGTTTCAAACACCTAAAATGTCTCCATAAGCAGAATCATCAAAATATGACCACACGTCGTCGTATTGAAGCATGAACCAAGCAAAGTCGTATTGAAGGCTTTTTTCAACCCAACTCCAGCAGGTGTATGATAAGGATATTGACCACATAATATTATTTCCTCCCCCTGCTATTTATAACGCCGCCGCAGGGGTGGCGGAGGTTACTGACAAGGTTGCTCTGGATAATGAGGAAGTAAACACTTTTCACATTGAGGAACCCGTTTCAGGTTGATCACCCCCTCCTCTCGCAGTAGCGAAGTCTCTACACCCAAAACTGTCTTTCCCAAGGCATTAATTTTTGAACGGTCATTCTTCCCGCTCCATCATGGTTATCAACTAAGAAGGTGCGCCAGTTGAGTATCTTGACAATTTTCAAAGACAGGTATTTTCTCTTATATGCAGGATATTTTCGAAACCATAGCCACTCAAAAAATCTTTTCATCTTTTGTCTTCTCGCAGTAGCGAAGTGTCCCGGATTACCACCTGACAATATTGCCTATTTTGTAGGCCATTGATTCGCCAGTACCGAGAGTATCAGGATTTAGATAAGGGGATTCTGTCCACCACCTACCATCTGCTGTTTGGTGCACGGTTTTTCCGCAAGTAGTTCCATCGTCAAAGGTTTTGGTTCTGATGATCACCGATTGATTTGTAGTCATCATATAGCGACTCCTTTTAAAAGTGCTCCGGATTACCCGGTGGGGCGTTGTATAAAATTGAGAGCATCTTTATATGATTCTTCATCTATGTCACCGTGGAGAAAAAGGGCAATGAAGCCTTCTGCCTTTTGTAAATTGGTTTGTAATGTATCAACTTGGCTTCTTAAACAATCAGTCGTGTCGTGGTGATTATAATCACGAAAGGTAATAAATCTGTCGCCACAGTGATCACAAGTAAACATTATCTATCCTCCTTTTAAAGTAAGTGCCCCAGATTACCCGCTGGGGCGTCGGGCGTTTTGGCTACAGGTGGGGAGTCGAACCCCACAACCACCAGATTATCGGTCGGTGACCCACCATCATTTGCGTGTGCTCCCGTTCCACGCCGCCGCAGCTAAATCTCTAATTATCCATCCAAACCTTATCCAACCCCACTCGATCGGGTTGCTTCTTATTAATTCCCTTCCGAATGGAGCCCCAAAAAGTAACCCCAATCATCTTGTCAAGGTCAACCTCACCATCGGTGAGGTAGTCATCGAGGATGGTAACCTCCCCATTCTCCATCAACCCAACTCCAATCCCTGCAAAGAATTGGTAGGTAAACCCAGCAGGGTCATAGGGCTTCTTGGCCATGGCGATTTTCTCTGGAGAGGCGTCATACATGGTGGAATGGAAAAAGGGTTTACCCTCGAATTGGTCAGGGCGGAGGACTCTCAGCCTCCAATTGATATAGGAGATGGTGGCCTCAGGGACCTCCTCATCGGCGTATGTATTTGTCCACCCCTTCTCCCCAGGCTCTGCAATCTCGAAGAGATAGTCTCCAGGTTCCAAGTCCTCAAACACCTTTCTTTTCGGTCCAAGACCTTCCAAAATTGCCATCTTTAGTTGATCTCCTTTAACTCTTTGTTTAACTCTTCTTCTGAGAGCGTTTGTAATAACTTATTTAATCCATCTTTAGCTGTCTTAGCCTCTTCTTTGACAACTTTTCCTGACGCTCCTAAACTTTCGAGATATGTAATGTTCTCGATGAGTTTAAGTATGGCTCCTCGTACGTCCACTTTTAAGTCTCCTCCTCCACGCTGTCCAAAAGAGCCGCAGCTTCTTCCAACAGCTTGTCCTTTTTGGACTGTTTAAGTTTGGTTTGTTTAGGTGTGAATGGTCTTTCACGACTTTGCCGGAGCTTTTGAAGCTCTTCGAGTAGAGATTCTCGATTGATCATTTCACGGTTGTGGCCTCCTCTTCTTTAAATGGAGTTGATAATGCAGTAAGCATCTTGTGGATGAGTTCTATGGCCAGTTCTTCGAAGAGGCAAATTCTTACATGACCTATACCATGCACGTTAACGTCTACCATGCCATACACGTTAATGTCTATAATACGTTCGTGAGTGCGTGAGCTTTCAACACGCTCTGGAGAGTAAACAGTTATTTTCATTATAGGGCCTCCTCTTCTGTTGGTCTATTTGCAATTAGTTTTGCTGTGCGTTCACAAAGTGAAGCAAGTTGCAAAAAGTCTCTTATGTTCATAGTAAGTGCTGCACTGTAGCCTTCTCCAAGGTGTATAGTAGCTCTGTCACTTGATTGAAAACAACAAAAGTGAGAGTCGCCCTCGGCATGGATATGAGCTGATGTAGTAGTGTTTCTTTCCATTTTTACCTCCACCTCCTTAAAGCTCTTTCAATAGCACTTTGAACAGTAAACCCATACTCAGCATCATCAGAGGTCTGAGGGGGGTCTTCAAAGGATGGGTTGAAGAAAGCACAACCATATTTGTCCTTTAAATCTCCGGTTGCGTCCTTTGAGGTTTTCCACATGGTAAGTTCGTTACCGTCGTCGAGTAGGGATTGAATGTCTTGGAGTTGTTCGTTGGTTAGGGACATGGGTTTCTCCTTTTGGCTTTAGTATTCGCTTTCAATGCCTCCACTCTGTCCATAAACATATCTCATCTTCTTTTCCTCCTTGGAGCTCATGAGCTCTGGCACGTCCTCATGGGCTCCTCTTAGGAGTTAATAAAATAAGCCACTTGCCCGTTGGGGCACTTCGTTAAAGGGTCTGGGGTGTTCGGGTCATTAACCCAGAGTCTCTGGGCATGGATTTGGTGCACCTCGTCCATGCTTGCAATAGATTTCTACTATCCACCCCACAAATCATAACGGGGTACTTCGTTAAAACTTCCCTATCGTTTAGGCCAGGATTCCCCACTCTGGCACCACCATCCACAGTTTAATAAGGCATATTTGCCCTACCCTTACCCAGCGTGAACATGCCTGCCACGCCGCCAGACGATAGGAAACTTTGAAATGAATCCCTGGACCTGGAATAGTTCACCGGCACATTTCCCCGTTTTCAGCCTCTGCCTGCCCAGGGCGTCCCCCGGGGGCTACCCTCACTTACGGGCTGCATGTCTCTTACGGCTCGGACTTCCCGGTTTCAGGGGTAGAAAAAGAGCCAGGTCCAGGAAATCGTATGCGCCTCCGAAGCGGGCCTGGCATTCAAGCACATCCTCAAGACCCGAGCCAGTATCCAGGGTTAGCCGTTATTCAGCGTGGCACGTCCACGCCCGCCGCTTCATTAGCGCAAAATCGTATGCACCTTGGGGTGTGTTGCTGTCAGGCGCAACTCCCATGGGCTTTCCCATCCACCCCTCAGCGCAATTCTTATTCGGTTTTCAAAGAGCTTACTTCTCCCAATTCTCTGGTCCCCATTTACCAAGAATAGCATTCCAATCCTCTTTCCAATCCTCTGAGAGCACTATCTTATGGGGCAGTTGACGAGAGTTATCCTTTGCCTCCCAATATTGACATGGGAGGAAGTGGATAACTACCTGCTCCTTAGCTACGATGGCAAGTGTATCTGCTCTGGCGTCTTTGGGTGGTTTGGTTGCTTCTTCACTACCCTCTTTGGTGAGGAACCCAATGATGTCAAACATTTCCATGGTTTGCCGGTAGGCACCCCTTGGCCCACCTCCAGGAATGGCAGGGACGTAGCGGTTGAAGGGAGTGTTTTTGATCTTGAGCTCTATGATATTAGAGTGGCAAGTGGCCATGAAGAGTCCAGGGGAGGCTATGCGTATGTCCCTGAGCCATGAGGTCCACTCTCTTGTAAGCTTATTCCAAGTTTTCCCCATGTCATTAGCGTCACCAGGGTGCTTCTCACGACGAACGAAGTCCTCAAAGAGCTTATCATGGAATATATTGAGGTTATCTATTCCAATTCCTGAATAAAGAGACAAATCCTCCTTTCCACTTTTAACCATGCGGAGGACTTCTAAGGCGTCTCTCCAAGTTAAGATGTCGAGGATATAACCAGGGAGAGCTTTGCAGGATTGGTCGGGATCAAGGATTAAGAGTGGTTTGGGCTCATTATCTGAGAGTGAGTAATTTACAGAGGCCAACATGGAGCTCTTCCCTATACCATCTGTGGCTCCCATGAAGAGCCAGTTGAAGGCGTGCGGAGAGAGGTTGGGCGATTGAGGAGAGGTGGGGAGTTTCATAGAATTAGTCCACCCTTCTTAAATCTTTGAGGATGGTTTTTAGAGTGGTGAGGTCTTTAGGAGATCTCAGATTGAACACAAATGTCGCATCGTGGGGACACCTTATAGACCCTTCCGGAGTCACTAATCGAGCGATGTCGAATCCAGAGTCGCCGGCAGGAGCTAACATATAAGGAACGCCATCTTGGTCTCTGTACAGGCCAAAGACAATCTTCTCTTCCTCAAAATCCTGAGGAAACAAAATCTTCAATGCCTCTTTGGTTTGAGGACAAGAGGCGGCCGCTTTGAGGACTTGGTCCTTTGAGGGGATGGTGCGGGTGGGCATAAGAATCTCCTTTAATCTTCATAGTCACAAAATGGGCATTTACCAACAGATGGGAATCATGTTGTACTAAAGTGCGATCTTTCATTTCACAGGTACAAAAAACTTGCTCTGCCTCTTCACATGGGCCATGGTGCCAAACTATAAGAATGTTTGTAAGTTCTGGTTTTATAGAGGGTTTAATATTTGGGTAACAAGTTGTGCGAAAAAAGTCATCATGCTCAGTAGGCCAACCTGGATACTTATCATCCAAGTTTTTTAAATCCTCTCTAGAGATTATTCTTCCCATTATATAGGCTCCTTTAATGTTCATAATATGAACACTTTAGACTTGAATATTAAGACCATCAAGTTTAAAGGCAGCACTTTTCCAAAGCTCTGACGAGAGGGTGTCTTGCCAAGTAGTTAACACATGGTCCGACTTTGTCCATGCTATATAGGACAAGGCTTGAACAACTTCATAGAGACAATGTTTGTCTACTATGGCCTCGAGCTCATTGCAAAGGTTTTCGAACTTATTATCATCCTCGATAGAGGGAACTTGATCTTCTATCATGGAGTTTGTGATTCCAGGAGGCAGATTAGAACTCATCTTATTTCTCCTTTTCTCTTTTACACCATTTCCAACAACGTCCTGGCCTCGGCACTTAATTCCTGTCTTGTTCTTTCTTTCTTAGTCACTGGATTATTCTTTCCTCGGAGTTTGTCATAGAAGTCGCTCTCGACCAGATATGGTCTTGAAGGTTTTCTCATGGAGCGGAGAGATAACTCTATAGTTATCTTTTGGGATTGAATCTTGAGGTTACAGATTTGAGTGTCAAGCCCTCTCTGCAACTCTCTTAATTCCTTGGAGGTGAGGATTTCTCTGCTGCACTTTGGGCAGGTTGACTTTTCGGAGATTTGGAGCTCGCGGAGACACTCGCAGATTATGAGTTCTTTATTCATCTATTGCCTCTTCTTACCTTGGTTTAACCCCGCTTAAAATTAACTCCTCCAAAGCCATCTTATCCACAAATAGAGTGCCTTTCACCAAACTAAACAGCCCTGGAAAAATTCCTTTACTATGCCACTTGTACAAAGTACTCTTTGAGAAATGCACCTCCTCTCTTGTCGCTTTGGAGAGTCTGACAAAGCGAGTCGGATTTGAAGAGTTCATTTTAAAGGGCTCCTTTTAGCTTACCTTGTGCTCTTTCCAATATTATAACACTCTTAAAGTGTTTATCTTTTATGAACATTTGATTCCCTGCCATGGCTGAACCCGGCCATGGGGCGCACATATAATGGATAATCTTAATTGCAAGGGTTATGCCAAAATGGGCAAAATTAGGCAAAATTCAATTTCTTTAATGATTTCAATAGTTTACCACTCTAAACCGAGTTATCCAGGAGAGTATGGGCAAAATAGTGCTCTATGTTTTAATAGGTGAACAAAGGGGGTGATTTTGGTTCAAAAAGTAATACTGAGGTAAGTGATTGATTTTATTGGGGATTTTGGCTGAAATGGGTTAATTTGTAAACTTTCTTGAAAATGAATGTTAAGATTTTGAAACATTTAGATTAAATTTTGAGCAGTTTGGCAAAAGTGGTTTGTTTTCTGTAATGATATTAGGCACTTATGAAAGAATTATTTCCCTCTCTCCATAGTCCTATGGCATGGTGTGTGCATAGTTATATATCAGATTCAAAAACCTAATTTCTCTAAAAGGAGTTCTATTTATGGCTAAAGGCGATTATGTTTCTTTCAAAGTGGAGAATTATAAACCCGGCATGGAGTCTGACGGGAATTTTGAAGCGGTCTCTTTCCGCTTCCCGGTTCCCGATGAGAGCAAAGGGGATATCAAGCTTACGAACAAATTCCGAAGTGAGAGGATTCGGGAGTATTGTAAGCTCTATGATGTGAAGCCCCTGGGTGCTGCTGCACCGGCGGGTAAGACCATAGACAAGGCTTTGATTCAAACCTTGTTTAAGTTAGCAAAGGGTGATGTCGATAGGGTTCTCAAGGCTTATATGATTAAGAACCCGAGCCATGAGCTGACCACCGACAAAATCACGGCTATGTGCGCCACCACGGAACAGAGTGCAAAGGACTTGCTGGCCCAGGTGTAATCCAATAGGGAGAGTGGCTTTTATAGCACTCTCCCCTTTTACATGGGAGGAAATATGAGAGGTTTTAAAAAGGTTAAAATTGGAAAGTTTTGGTTTTTTGATACCCATTATGATAGGAATGGTATTTTACTTTCCTATTGTATAAACGGTATTCCTGGAAGTAGGTTTATTATCATTTGGCCCCAACCTAAACAGGAGGATTGAAAGATGCTATCCGCTAAACGGCTTCAAAAGGCCATGGAAAACTTACCACTCTCTGATAAAGAGATTTTGAGTAAACAATTCGCCTACCTATGGGAGAGCTATCACGCTGAAACAGAGTACTATAAGACCTTGTGGCAGAATGGGAGAATGAAAAAGAGTGAATATGACAAGGTAGCTATTCCTAAGCTGAGAGCTATTAGGGATAGGCTGTATGAAACGGCCAGAGTGCTACAGGCTATTTGATAATTGTTACTATATAGGAAGTGTTATCCGTTCCAGGGCCGCTAATCGGGCGGCCCTTTTTTATTGCCTATAATGGGCTATTAAATGGGTCAGAATCCTTCGTTTGGCTGGCGTGGCTGGGCGCATGGGGCGCAAGGCGGGCAAATCTCCAGGCCGGTCCTTACAGGCTTGTCATGGGGCTTAAATCAATTCATATCAAATTGCTATGATATCTTAAGAACATTTTACGTCATTTTAAATCCTGTTCAAAAAAATAAAACAGTTAGACCTCAAAGCCCCATTTTCTACGGCAAAAATGGGTGAAAAGGTTAGTGAAACCACTTACTTACCCCATTGTAAACACTTTATTTAGTAAACTAATTTTTTCTGAAAAGTCGTTTTATGAACATAGGTTCATCATATCGCACCAAAGTCCACAATTCTCCAAAATCCTCCCTCCCTAACCCCCTGAAATCCTTCATTTTATCGGTGTAGTAAAAAATATCCAATGCAATAACACACTAACCCCTTAATATCACTAAGAATAATAAAATATCTCCACTCTCCGAAAAGGGCCTTTTTTTGAACACTAAAGAGGGCTATTATCCAGGTATATATTACTCTTTGTTTATTTTTTTTTATATTTTAAACACTAAGAGTGCTCTGCGTGAACAGTAGAGCGCTATGGGTAGAGCGGCCTTAAAGTGTTCAGATTCGAAGAAAGTGTTCGAAAAAGGGGCATATCCGACCTAAAACTGGATATTTTATTAATTTTAAATTTTATTTGGGGTAAAGGGGAGTGATATTAGACACTTAGACCCCATGGGGCTCTTGTATTAATTTTTTATTACGCTGGATATTTTTTGAGAAAAAAAGGAGAAAGGTGAGTAAAGTCCATAGCTTACCAATTATCCGTTTTTATTACGCTAAAAAGGTAATGATATAAAGGGGTTACATAGGGAACCCATGGGCTAAGTGGGTTAAGCAATCCATACCAGCATGGTAGGAATTAATTCCCCATTAATTCCAACCACATCCTACTGCCTTATAGTCCTCATAACATAGAGTGTTTTATATATAACTATAAAAACATAAAGACCAAAGTTTACAAGCAAGAGTACTCTAATGAACCATAGTACTCTACCCCACCCCATGACCCCCAGGATAGGACCGGGGGTGGGGAGAGGAAAAGGCCCATTCATCTTGCAATATAGCTTTATAAAGTGTTTATATTTTTTGAACATTAAGTCCCTCCCCATTGGAATTCAAATGTGTTATCCTTAGTTATGGGGAGGGGTAGAGAGATGCCCATGCAACAGGAAGAAGAACCTCAAGTCCAAGAGTGTATAGTGGTCCAAACAGAGGATGAGTTCCTGGAAGCGTGTGGGAGCCCATCGGGGCCAATAGTAGTCACCCAAAAGAGTGTCAAGCAGAGAAGGGAGAGGTTGTTACATCGGGTGCTTGATGGGGTGGAGGCTACGGATGTGGAGAGTGAAGCGGCAGGGTTGGGGTTAGAGAGGGCGGCGAAGGTTATATCTTCGTTGGATAACTCAAGAGATGTAAAGATAGACCACTCTATCACTGCCATGGCCTTGATAGGGATGTTTCCGGTGGCGAAAGAGGTGGAGTAGAGAGATGCTCTCTGGTCTGGAAAAAATGTTGGCTCTTATGGACCCAGGGGTTTATGAGGATAGGAAACAGACTCTTGGGGATGTAGGCCCATGGCCAGGGAGGACTAATGCTCAGGAGTTTGATTGGAGAGAAGCTGCTCCGAGTGGGACAGATTTGGTAGGAGGCATGGGTAGTGGTATGGGACTCTTCTTAAGTGGATTTCTTGGTAGTGATCCAAAGATGAAATGGAAGAACTATTTTAATACTGAAACGACCGATATGCCCATGTATGATAATATGCTCACAAATGCTGGATACCATGCAAGTAAGAAGGGTCGTAATGTCAGCATTGAAATCATGGGACCTATGGATTATATTAGGAACCTACTCAAACTTGAAGGTCGTGGTACTAAAAGTATAGAGCAGGAGCTGAGAGCAGTAGACACAACCACAGTAGGTAAGTATACTCAAAGGGCTCAAGCTGGTGAAAAGATGCCCATGCCTGTACTTGATAGAATGTATGGGGAACAAGAAGGTAGGCATAGAGCTATGGTTGCTGAAAAATTGGGTCTTAGAGATATGCCTGTTATGGTGATTGAAGATCTTAAGAAGAAGTTCGGATTGTGATATGACCTTCACACTCTCATTTAGTCCTCAAGAAGGAGCCGATTACAAGAATGACTATAGCTCTATCTGTGATCAATTCATGGCCTATTCGCTCTATAATCAACCCGATAAGATAGCCACTGAGGCTCGAAGGCTTTGTCAAACTGATCTCTTTTTTCTCCTCTACTTTGTCTTAGGCGTAGAGGCCATTAATCATCCATGGATTGTAGCTCGGATTAGAGAGGTTGAAGAGAATCATGATAGAACCTTAGACCTCTGGTCTCGGGAGCATTTCAAGTCCACTATCCTCACCTATGGTCTAATCATCCAAAAGCTTCTCCTCAACTCCGAGGAACGGATCTGCATCTTCTCCCATACTCGCGGCATAGCCAAAGCTTTTCTTCACCGCATTAAGCTCACCTTTGAAACCAACGAGCTCTTAAAGCTCCTATTCCCTGATGCTCTTTATTCAGACCCTAAGAATCAATCTCCTAAATGGTCTCTTGATGATGGGATTATTATCAAAAGGAAGGGGGTTTACAACGAATCCTCTATTGAAGCCTGGGGCTTGGTCGACGGCATGCCCACCTCCCGCCATTACACCATCCGGGACTATGATGATGTAGTCACCAAGGACTCAGTAACCACTCCCGAACAGATCAAAAAGACAGACGATGCTTTCAAACTCTCTCAGTTCTTGGGTGCAAGAGGTGGTATAGTATGGGCCGTGGGCACACGTTACCACTTTGCAGATCAATATGCTAAGATGATCTCCTCAGGGGCATGGGAAGTACGGGTGAGAAAAGGGGTAGAGAATGGAATCAGTGTTTTTTTGACGCAAGGAGAATTGGATGAATTTAAGAAGGTAGTGTGTGATGGGAATACTTACATCTACAACTGCCAGATGCTTTTGGACCCAGTCGCAGAGGAGGCCCAGGAGTTTAAAAGAGGTTGGCTGAGGTACTATCGACAGTTGCCTAATCAGGCTATGAATTATTATCTCTTTGTTGATCCTGCTAATGCTAAGAAAAAGGGGTCGGACTTTACTGTCATGTGGCTATGGGGCCTTGATCCTCTTGGAAATTACTTCCTTATAGACCTTATCAGAGAGCGTTTGAATATCTATGATAGGTGGAGAACTCTCAAACGCTTTATGATGAAATACCCCCATATCATCAAGGTCTACTATGAGCAATATGGAATGCAAGTTGACATCCAATACTTTGAATCTAAGATGCGTTCTGATGGCATCTATTTCTCTATTGAGCCCATGGGAGGCACTCTTAAAAAAGAAGATCGTATTAGGAAGCTCATCGGCTTATTCGAAGATGATAAGGTCTACCTCCCTGAAGTCCTCCCTTCTGAAACTGATGGACGAGACCTTATCAAAGAGTTCCTTGAGGAGGAGTATCTTTTGTTCCCATACGCCTCCCACGATGACTGTTTAGACGCTGCAAGTCGAATAAGGGATGAGAAGTGTGAGTGCTATGCTCCCATGGGCTTTCCTCTTGAAGAGGATGAAGAGTATGACAACGTGGTGAATTTTGGAAATTGGAGTCAACTTAAGGCGAAGAGTAGGTTTGCTAATGTCTAACCTAATTAAGCTTTCAGACAAATACAATGATGCTCGTTTGTATACCATCGAAGATATGCTTGATGAGGTTAAAGAGAGGGTTCAAGAAAACCCTCAAATCAAAAAAGCCGTTGTCATACTTTTTGATGAAACGGCTGAGTATACCAAACAAATCCTTTGGCACGTGGTAGGAACTACAAGGAGAGAACACCTTGGCTTGTTGTCTCGAGCAAAGGATGAGTACATGATGGATTGGGCCTTTGAGCATACTCATGTCTAACTGGAAACTTAGGCTATACAAACACATTCTCCAATGGCTCATTGATGGGTTGACAGCGACAGTTTATTCTAAAGAGATTCCCTCCGAGAAAGAGCGCTTCAACGTCTCCGCCCTCGAAGACGCCTATTGGGGACTCCAAGATGCTCTTGAGGCTCTTGAGGATATAAAGCCACAAGTGAAAACAAAAGTGTTCATATTTCGAACACTTTAGAGGACTGTCCCATGCCATTTGACTACCTCTCAGAAGTCCTCACCCAAAAGCCCGATATGGAGCTTTTCAAAAAGGGCCTTGAGGTCTTGAAACAAAAGGGCATGGGGGCTCTTGGTGCTTTGTCAGAGGCTACTGCCATTCCAGGGCAGGAGGGGTTGAACATTCAAGCTCAAGACTTCACCACATGGGTGAATGAGAGTAAAGTGGGTAAGGCTGTTGCTCAAGGGGTTCAGGCCATGACAGAAACCGGAGCTGATTATGGAATCCCCATAGCAGCTCTTTGGAAACGGACAGAGCCTTTTCTTAAAAAACTAAGCCCTGAACATTTTGCAAGTTTGTCTAAGTCTGACAAAAGGGCTCTTGAGACTCTCACTGAGAGCTATCCGTCTGTGAGAAACTCATCTTTGATCACGGGTCTCGAAGACGCTTTCAGAGATCAGTATAAAAACCTCCCTGAACAGTTGATAGGAGCTAAGCCAGGAGAGATCACTCTAACGTATCCAAAATATTATACCCACCCCCTTGAAAAGAAGCTCTCCAGTCCTGCCATCTCTTACGCCCATGAAGGAGCCCATGCTTTTACTGGTGGCTCTGGAAACTTAGCAGGATGGACAAGTGATCTTGATGAGTTTGCAAGGCCCTCTGTAGAAGGCTTTGCCGAGGGTTTTAGCCACGCCCTTTTAAACAAGTTCAACAAAGATGTACTTGCTCCATACTGGTGGGAGTATCGTGCCAAGCCAGGGTTTAAGGATGTCTACACCGCCTCTGGCTATCATGGAGTGGATGTTGCTAATAGTATAAAAGGTGGTAACATTCCAGACCAACGAGATGCTATACAAGAGCTTATGAACATCCTATCGAGGTACTAAATGCCTGATTTAATTTCTCCAGTAGGTAACATCTTTGGTTCAGAGCTTGAACCTTCCATGGACCCCATGCTTGATCCTGAGCAAGAGGCTCAACTCCAAGCAGAGGCCCAAAGAGAGCTTGAGGATAAGCTCAATAAGCTCTCTCTATACATTCGTTCTCTCTTCGATGAGTTCGATGGCTCTCCCGTCCGGGCCAAGATGCTTGCTACTATTAAAGAGAGTCGAAGGGCCTACTACCAAGAAACAGAGAAGACAGATTTCCCATGGCCCAACGCTTCTAACATGATAGCTCCCCTCACCACCATGGGAGTCGACGAAGTTGAACCTCGCCTCGTTGCAGCTGTCATAGGCAAAGAGCCTTACATAAAGGCCAAACGTTTATTGGGTGCTTCTACTGACGATGAGGCTCATCAGATAGACCTCTTTGACAACTTCATCCTTGAGCACAAAGTGAAAGTCAAGGGTCTTGTCCCCGACTTAGTCCATGAGAAGCTCATCGACGGCACCGTCTTCGTCGTCCTCGGATGGAAGGTTGAGAGCAAAAAGATCCGTCGCAACGTTCCAGACCCTTCAGCCTCCAACGGTTACTCCAAACAAATCCAAGAGCTTACTTCCCAAGGCCCTGATATCCAGATGGTCCCCGTAGAGTATGTCTGGATGGCCGATGACGTCAATGATGAAGATTGGGAGTCTGCTCCTGTCATTCGCTACATAGGCAACCTCACGATAGGTGAGTTGGAACAGAGGGCTCAGACCGAGGAAGGTTGGGTTCTTCCTGAGAACCTCTCTCGGTACGTCGCCACTGAGACGCTTAAGACTACTCAGCAAGAAACCGAAGGTGTTCAAGACTACTTTCAATCCTACACCGAGCGTCAAAAACCCATTGAATTCCTCGAAGCTTATATCAAATACGACTTCTTTGGGGACGATCAAATTGATGAGAACCTCATAGTTCTTGTCGAGCGGACCACCTTTAAGATTTTCCGCATTCGAGAACAAATAGAGGTTATAGACGAAAACAAGAAGCCCATTCGACGGATGAGATTCCTCAAACGCCGTGGTATATCATGGGGCTATCCCCTCTATACTCTCATCTGTGGAATTCAAATTGGCGTTGACGCCATGTGGAATCGGTGTGTCAACTCGGCTGATATTACCATGACTCCATGGGGGTTTATTAAGAGGGGCATGTCTGGCCTCAAGAGAAACAAAGTCCAAGTCTTCCCTGGTAATCTCATCGAAATAGACAACCCCGAAGCCATTAACTTCCCCAACCTCTCCATGTTCCAACCAACTCAATTCATCCCTCTCATCATGCAATTCATATCCTTCTTCGAGCGTACTCTCAACGTCACTGACTATATGCAAGGTCGAGAGTCTCAAGTCGCTGGAAAGAAGGGCTCCACTGCCACTGGCACTTTGGCTATTCTCCAAGAGGGAAAGATTAAGTTTGAGTACAGAGGTGGGCTTACTCACTTAGAATTCGTCGAACTATTCAAAGACATCCATGACCTCTGTGTCTCTAACATGTCTATAGAGGATCAGATTAAAATCACAGGGGCTCCTATTCTAAAGTACTCCTCTACCGACGAGTTCCTCTTTGAACTCGTAGGCTCCGACATCACCTCCAACCGCTTTGTAGACAGGCAAGAAACAGAGTCCCTCGTCGCCACTATGCAACCCTTCATGGACATCCTCAATCCCATGCAAGTGGTCAAGGACCTCCTCCATTCTTATGGCAAAGAGGCTCAAGAGTACATCAACCCCGAATTGGCTCAAATCGTCCAGCAATGGATGATGCAACAAGCAGAGATCAAAGCCATGGTCCAAATGGGCATCCCTGAGGACATGGCCAAGCAAGCCGTCGCCCAAGGCTTCACCGCTAAAAACGCTGAAACTTTTATCTCTCAGCTTGGTGCTCAAGCTGGAGAGGCGCAATTTAACCCGCCAAAGGAGGAAAAGAGTGGAACCTAACCAAGAGCGGTTTGAGGAATTTCAAGAACTCCTCAACCATCCAGGATGGCAGGTTTATTTGGATCTCATTGAGGATGAGATGCTTAAATCTTTTCAACAAATGTTCTTCCTCGATAGCTCAAAGCCTGAGTCCTTTATCAAATTCGTGGAACTGAAAGGTCGTATAGACCAACTTCGCAACATAACTTATGACTACGAGCATCAGATGGCTGTAAAGCCGGAGGAGGTAGACGTTGTTGACAAACAATACTCCTCTCGCTTCAAACGCCTTCTTGATAGAATCTTTAAAAGGAGCTAATCCATGCCCGGCGAGACCGAAGCTGCAAGAAAGGAAGAGATTTATGAGCCTCAAAGTTTCTCTGTAGATGAAATTGAGGTTGAAACTGAGGAGAAAACTGAGGCTGAGACTACACCTGAAACAACTGAGGAGGACTTTGAGGTTGAAGTCGAAGGGGAGGACAAAGAGGTTGAATCAGATGTAAAAGAGGCTGATCAACTTAGAAGAGAGATTGGTGAACTCAAAGATCAAATTATTAAACTTTCCACTCGGAGAGAAGAGCCTAAGAAAGCAACTGAGGAAAAATCTGAAAAGCTCACTCGGAGTCAAATTGCCAAGATTCTCACAGAGCATAAAGATGACCCTGAGGTGCTCCTTAATGTAATAGAATACCTCTCCGAACAAAAGGCTTTGGAGATTAAGGACTCCACTGTAAAGGACATGAACCATCAGCGTTGGTCTTCTGAGCTCTCTGGAGTTGCTAATAGAGTCCTCGCTGATGACGAAGATGGCTACCTTGCTGCAAATCCAAAGATTGGAGTTGGCCTTGAGGAGATGGCAGGGAACTTAGGCCTCAGAGACCATCCCATTGGCAAACTTGCAGCTTATGCAATATATCGACTCACCAACGCAGCTAAGGCTAAGTCTAAAGAGGGTGACAAACCCAAAGGGACGAAGGATGTCGTTAACAAGAGAGTTCTTGATAGAACTCGGACCTCTGAGAAGGTTGGCAAAGGGCATGGGCTTACTCAGGTCCAATTAGATGCAGCACGGAAGTTTGGAGTAAAACCCGAAACCTATGCTAAGTTTGTAAGGAGGTCTTAAAATGGCTAAAGAGAGAGAAGTTCTGGATAAAGCGTTGACCAAGCCGAATGATAAGGATTTTATCAACCGCATGGTCATGGATCAAGATGATGAGGATTTTCCTACAGCCTCAGAGATTGAGGTTGAATACAGACACAGAGACCCCCATGAGTTTCCCAGCTGGTGCAACCAAAAGGAGTATGGATTCGCATGGGTCGATCTTAGAGACGACATCGGACGCTACAGAGCTATGGAGGTTGGTCATTTCAAGATCGTTACTCGGACCAGCTCTTGTACAAAGGGCAAAATCAACGATCGTGATTTCAGAGACCATGGAGCTGTAGAACGGCAAGGAATGTTTTTAATGTTTCGTCCTAAGGATTTAGATGATAAGCTCAGAACCTATCCAGTACAAAGGCATGCAGAGAACGTTTCTTCTATCTCTGCTGGAAAGCAAGATAGGGGCTATGAGATTACTTACACTAAATCCGAAGAGGACCGTGGAGGCTCTGGCATTGATGTCTATGCCTATGAAGAAGCTGGCGTCCATGCTCCAGAAGCTAAAGACTTAAAACCTGGAAATCTTCAAGGAAAATAAAAGTGTTCAGATTTTGAACACTAAAGAGAGGTACTAAAAGTGGCCAACACCAATATCCCTATTGGGATCAAGCCTCTGTATATGGCAGAGGCCCAAAAAACGGCAATGATTCTGCCCATTACCAATAACTATGGCACTGCTCTCTACCATTTCGACCCTGCTATTGGCGTAACCGCAGGTCGGATTGAGCGTGGTGGTACCACTGGTGCTTGGTTGGGTGTTATTTTGGGACTTTATCGTCAAGAGACTCCCAAGAGTCTGCGGTCTGAACGGCTTTTTCCTGTTCAGTACATGGGCGCTTCTCCTGGGGCTACGTATGAATACTTCGCTCTTGTCACCATGGACCCCAACCTCTTCTTCATCATGATGGAGGATGGAGACACTTCGAGCTTGATGATCACCGACAACTGGGGTGCTTGTGACGTAGCCTTTGGCACCGCCAACACCACCACTGGTATTGGCAATTGTCAAATCGACTCCGACTCGGCAGATAACACTGCTACTCGTCCCATCCAGCTCATCTTCCCCGCTGTGAACCACTATGACATCGACGCCGGTGCTTATATGGCAGTCTCTGCCGCTGGCGCAGCCTCGAACTATGGCAAATGGATTGTTCGTATTTTCAACTCTCAACTTGGGTCCGGCTCTCTGGCCGTGGCATTAGCGTAGGCGAGGGAGGATTAAACTATGTCTCGTGAAAATCGGTCCATGTTCTCCCAGGCATATGTCCCGGGGCTGTTTGCTCTTATGACCGAAGAGTACAAACGCTACCCGGAGGTATGGCGGGATTTGGTTAAGGTCGAACGGTCTGAAAAGGCCAAGGAAGAGTGTTCATATCTCTCCGGTCTTGGGACTGTTCCTAAGAAGGGTGAGGGTGATCCTGTTACCTTCGACGCTCGTATTCAAGGTCCGAAGAAAACCTGGGTGCATGATACTTATGCTCTTGGGATGCGGATCACTGAGGAGGCCATTGAAGACGATCTCTACAACGTGATGAAAGACGGTGCTCGGGAGCTTGGAGTTTCCGCTCGTGAGACTCGTCATATTGCCGTTGCTGAGATTTTCAACACTGGCTTTGTGACGACTTACCACACCACTGGCGGTGGTCTTGCTATTTTCTATGGCACCCATGTCCGCCTCGACGGAGGTACTTGGAGCAACCTCGCTACTGCCTCTGCTCTCTCTTACTCCACCCTCCAGAACGCTATCTTGGCCTTTGAATCTCAGGTTGACAACCGTGGGAAGAAGATTATGCAGACTCCCATGACCCTTCTCGTCCCGCCGGCTCTTGAGTACAAGGCCCTTGAGCTCCTCGAATCTGTTGGCAATCCTGAAAATGCCAACAACGTTATTAACGCTACTAAACGGGCTCGTCCCTCCCTGCGCTTGGTGGTTTGGCCGTATCTGACCTCCTCCACCGCATGGTTCCTCATTGGGGATAATGCTCGTATGTCCACTGGGCTCATCCACTTCGAGCGTGTCGGCGTAACCTTTGGCAAAGAGGGCGACTTCGACACGGGCGATGCTAAGTTTAAAACTCGTTTTCGTATCTCGACGGAGATTAATTACCCCATCGGCCTGTATGGCAATGCTGGAGCATAGGGGGTATCGTTATGGGCTACACTAACTTTCCTAATGGAATTACCTCGTTTGGGATGCCTGCATTTGGTGGGATTCCTCCGACCTTTGGCAACATTTGGTTTGTTGATTATGGTGCTGGTAGTGATGCATGGGATGGTAAGTCTCCTGAGACTCCGTTTAAAACCCTCAGCGCTGCCCATGATGCTTGTACCACTAACAACAACGACTATATCTTCATCAATGGCTATGCTGAGGTTGTCGAAACAGCCATGATCGACTTCTCCAAGAGCCGTGTCCATGTATTTGGTTGTAATGGACCGCCTCCTGGGTTGGGTTATGGGGCTGGTGCAAGAGTTAGTCTTGGTGTTACTACAGCAGCTACGGATATTGCTACGTTGAAGAACACAGGTGTTAGGAACACCTTCACGGGTATTAAGTTTAGCAACTCTAACACCTTAGCTACAAACCTTTTTACCGTGGCCGAGGCTGGTGAGTATACTCGGTACAACAACTGTGAGTTCTATAAGTCTGCCTTGCTCACCACCGACCTCACTGCGGAAGTTCTCCTCAATGGTGATTCCAGTCAGTTCTATGGTTGCACCTTTGGGGATTTAGTAAACGAAAAGGGCGCAGCTGGTATAGAGCTGCCTAATGTTCTGCTCACCAGAGAGATAATTTCTGGTAAGGTAGCTCGAGATTGCTCCTTTGTTGACTGCACTTTCTTGCGGAAAGCGGCTCATGTGGACGTTTGTTTTGTCTATGGCCCAAACGCCACTGATGTTGAACGGCGTTTGCTCTTCATTCGTCCCATCTTCTGGAACTGTGTCTTAGCCACCGCAGATCCTGCTGATGCTGTTAATTTTGCAGCAGCTCAGACTGATGGTGATGTTTTGATCATCGACCACGCTTCGATCAACGTCACCGCTGTTGGTGGTGCCAACCTGAACATCTATGTCCAAGGTGCTGTACCGACTGCGGCTACCACTGGCAAGTCTGTAGAAATTGCTGCATAAGGAGTTTTTGTGCCAATCTACGAGTACCAATGTAATTGTGGAAACCTCTTTGAGAGGTTGGAACTCTCTATCCAAGACATTCCAACCTCTCAATGTCCACTCTGTGCTGGAGTGGGGACAAGAGTGATCTCTGCTCCAGCCATTATCTACGAAATCTTTGACGAACGAGCCACTCACAGGCTTCCTGATTGGAAACAAAGGATGGCTCGGGCAGAGGCCCATGATGCTATGGTGAGGAGGAAATATAAGAACCTACCACCTCTACCCTCTGACTGTGGTAAAGACATTAAAGTCTATGAAACTGACTTTGGTCACCAAGAGCGAAGAGCTCTTGAATCAAAAGCACAGCTTGACAACATGTAGGAGGATGATATGGCTAATACAATAACCTATGCTCCTGGAAAGATTCATATTGTACCTGATGGGGCCACTGCTTATGACATCACTTCTGTTTTCACCAACGGAGTGAGGCTTACTGGAATTCTATTCTATCCCTCTGCTGCAAATGATGTACTTGAGGTTAGGGATGGCTCAGCTACAGGGACGGTTATTACTAAGTTGAATTCTACCACTGGTGGGGTAGTAAAGGAGTACATCCAAACTGGTCTCACCTACAAGCCCTATATCAAAGCCCCTGCTGCTGGTGAGAATGTGTGGGACACCGCTGCAAATGTTAGGATTATTTTTGAATATGATTAATGGTGGTGTGTGATGGAAAAGAGGAAAGGTAAAAAGCTGAGACCTATTAGTGGCAAAGTAGAACTCACTCTCGAAGAATCAAGTGCACTCCCTGACACCATTTGGGTCTCCTCAGCTGGTGGAGATTATTGGGTCTCAAGTGCAGGCGGAGACTATTGGGTAAGTACGACTTAGGAGATCAAAATGGCCTATCCTACCACTACAGAGCATCATAAATTATACCCCTACACCAGTGTCATGGCAAGTCCATACTCTTGTGATAACACAGGGGTTGTGGATATTGCAGCCTCGATAGAGTTGATAAAGGCTAACCAGAGTAATACAGGAACCATCTACTTCCCCCATGGGACTTACAAGCTCTCCACCAACCTCACTATCCCAACTGGAATGAGCATTGAAAGAGAAGCCGGCTCTATGATCTCTATAGACCTTGGTGTTACTCTGACAATAGGCTGTCCTATCAACGGTCCTCAATCTCAGTTCTTCACAGGAAATGGTTCTGTAATCTTTCAATCTACTTTTAAACAAGAAATAAAGCCTCATTGGTTTGCCTCTCTCACCGCTGCTGTAGCTGCTGCGAGTACGAATGAACATTTTCTCGTAATCCCCCGAGGTGCTTGGCCAGTTGCAGCAGATTTGAGTGTGCCGAGCACTTGTTATGTTTTTGCACAATTTGGTGCAGATATTCAAATAGCCAACACAAAGACTCTCACCTTTGCTGGAAATAACTTCGAGGCTGGTAGGTATCAGTGTTTTACTCTGACTGGAACCGGAGCTGTTGCAGGGTTAGATAAAGCTTATCCAGAGTGGTTTGGTGCTGTAGGTGATGGGACTACTGATTGCACCGACCCCATTAAAGCAGCCATCGCCTCAATGTCGACCATTGGTGGTATAGTAGATTTCGACTTTGGAGCTTATCTTGTAACCCCTGGAGAGGTTGTAGTCTCCGACGCTGGTGTGCTCCTCAATGGCAAAGCAGAAGCAACTGATGGTTTAGGAACCATTCTTGGAACTTCAATCAAGTCTGCTGCTGGAACTGGTGCGCTCATAGCCTTTGAGGGTGTGGCTGCTGCGACGCCTGTTGATAGTTGTCAGATAAATGACATTGCTTTAGATGGTCAACAAGAGACAGTTATAGGATTGTCTCTGAAGTGGGTCTCTAATTTTCGCTCTCGAAATGTTTGGGTTAATGAGTGCTATGATGATGGGGTCTATATGGAGCAAGTATGGGATAGCTCCTTTTATGATCTTGAAGTTGAAAGTTGTGGCGCTCAAGGAACAGGGAAAGTTGGGCTCCATATTTATAACGGAACGGTAGGGAATTGTAATAATTTAAGATTCTACTCCTTCCACGGTGAGATCAACTATGGTGATGATGTTTGGATCGACTCAAGTGCAGCCGGGACGGACACTGGTGGGAATCACAACATCCTCTTTATAGGTGGCAAGTGTGAGAAGAGTCAAGAGGCTGGGACTTATTCCACTAAAGCATTTAAGATTAGTGGATTTGATGGAGCTGATGGATTTCCAAACCAGGATATTACGATTCAAAACGTAATGATCGCTGAGTACATGGTGGCTGGTGATATTGGTATTCACTTTGCTGGTCATGGGTTTATGACTGTTAATGATTGTATTTTTACCAATAATACCGATGGAGGAACTGGAATTGAAATAGAGGGTCCGGTTCTTGGGCCTCATACTCATTTGATTACCAACAATAACTTCTCTCTTGTTGCCCAAGAGATTACTATTGATACTGCCACTTGTCCACGGAACAGAGTATGGACAGATATGAATAGTAATAGCTATTATCTTGATACAGACTCTCGGATCAACATAAATACAGATTTGGTCTTAGATCGGAGACGGTTTGTCCTTGCCTCTGTTGGTGAAGAGGTAGAAACCAGTGGTACTGGAGAGGATGATTTAAACTCTGTTACTTTGCCGGCGAGCCTGTTGTCTACCCATGGTGGTATAAGCGTCTATGCCTCTGGCACTGTTACAGGAGCTGCTGGGGATAAAACGATTAAGTTCTATTTTGGCTCAGAAGTTGTATCCGTTTTTCCTGCTGGGGCACTTACCACCTCTTGGCAGCTTGAGGTAAAAGTTTGGAACATTACTACCGGAGCCCAAGCTCTCTTTTGGAGACTTACAGTAGACGGCGCACCAGCAACAGTAAATAGTGGAGTTGTATATCCCTTAGAGGACACAACCGCTGACGTAACCATTAAACTCACTGGCGAGTGTGCAAATGCTGGTGATACTATTTTGCAATATCTGTGGTCAGTTAAAGAAGAATAGGAGAAAAGTCATGGGCGAAACTAATATTGGGGCGTTGACTACAGGGTTGTTGAAGATTACTGTAGCGGCTGGGGTGGCTACACCGTCAACTGGTGCGGCAGGGACGGATTATGCCCTGCCGATCTTCGACCCCACTACTCTTGATGACGGCGAATACCAAATCACCGAGGGCGAAGTCGCGACCTACGGCGAGACGGTCGCCAAGTTCAGTACCTGCTATCGGGCCACCAACGGGAAGCTCTATAAAATCGACTCTACCGACACTGAAAAGACCCCGGACGCTGGCGGCTTCTTGGTCTTGACGGCAGGCGACGCCGATGAGCAGCACACGGTAATGACCAGGGGCTATTTCCGGGATGATGCTCTGGCTGCCGGGTTCAGTGCCCATACCACTTTCTACGCCGATCCTGCAACCCCTGGGGGCTTGACCGTTACTCAGCCTACCATCCCCGGATACCAGATGAAGATCCTGGGGGTGGTCACGGGCACAGCCAAGATTTGCAAGTTCGCCCCGGAAATCAAGGTGCAGGTGGGCCGGTACACGACCGCCGCAGTTGATGATTATGACCTGACTACACCCATTGCTTTGGCGAACAGCCTCAAGACGGTCATGAACGCCCATGCTGCCGACGGTGTGGAGCACGCCGCTGCCGATGACGTGAACTTCCCGGTAGCCACGGCTGCCGCCAGCGACCTTACGACTCTGATTGCCCTGACTTCGGCCTTGTTGACTGCCTATGACGGCCATGACGCTGATGCGGAGGAAGTGGCTCCGACCTACCATGACGCAACTGAGGCGGAAGACCATAGCTTGGCCTCTGCGGTTGCGCCCACCACGGCGGGGGAGTGTGTCACCCGGCTCCTGGACCTCAAGGCGAAGTTTAACGCCCATGACGCTGACGCAACGGCCCATGATGCCGGGAGTCAGCACCAGGAGGCCACGGCGGATTGTGTCCTGGCGATCACGCCGAACCTGGATTACTACACGGCTTTTGAACTCACAGCCCTGGATGAGGATTTGACCGTCAATGAGCCGATTGGCACTCCGGTAAATGGTGCCAGTTTTATAGCAATCTTCACCGATGACGGTACTCCCCGAGCCATAACCTGGGACGCTGCTTACAACGGCTCGGCGGTTAATGTCCTGCCGGTTATAACCGTGGCTTCCGAGACGGCTTACCACCAGTTTACCTACAAACTCTCCACTGCGCTGTTCAATTATACCGGCGCACCTGGGGGCTTCTAATGTCTACAGTAATTACTACTCTCGATGGGGGCCTACGTAACCGGGGTGGCAGGACGGTGTTTAGAACGGCATCAGCGGTTTATGTGGTTGTTAGAACTGCTGGCGCTACACTTGCTATCTGGAAAGCCACCGACCCCCTGACCTCCTTCGCCCGGCAGGATTCGGCGGGAGAGCCTGCTTCTACAGGGCAACCCTTCATTGCCGCCGACATTGACAGCAACGGCCTGATTGGAGTGGTGTATTGGTCTAATGACACGACCCTGAGCTACGTTCCCTTTGATACAGCTACTGACACTTGGGGTTCGCCGGAGACAGTAGCGACGGTAACAACGAGTGGTACACGTGGTCTTGCTTTTGCATTTGATTCCAACAACAAGCCGCATTGTTGTTGGATTGATGAGACCAGTTCTGATTTGTTCTACGCCAACAAGGTCGGGGCTTCCTGGACAACAGCGCAGCCTGGGGTTATTACGCTGCATACTTATGGGCGCTGGCCGGATTTAATTATTAATAGCAACAACATACCAGTCGTTGCTTATCTGCCTTATGCTGATCCGAACAATGGCTATATAATGGCTTGTCTTGGGGATGCAAACAATCCCACGACTTTCACCCAAACTGCTGTCTCAAATGCAGGCACAAATCCTCGTTATCGTATGCCCAGTATGGCTCAATGTGCTAACGGAGATATTGTTATTGCCAGGGCTAATAATGCAACTGATATAGACCCCCGTCCCCTCACCCTCCTGCGCCACTTGGCATTGATCGTCTCTTCTACCTGGCAGGTGGAAGAGACGATCAATGCGAACAACGAAAACCAACAACCCTCAATCGCCGTCAATGGCAACAACATCTATATCTTTTGCGAGAAGACCTCTGCCGATGCCGGTATCTGGTACTGGACAAATGCAACTGGAAGCTGGGTTAGTGCTCAGGTAGTCACCGCTGCTTCCCAATATTCCCCCATTGTGCGCTGGGGGATGAGGAATAACCCCAGCTATAACAGCAATCTCATGGATTTTGTCTGGTTTAATGATACCGATAATGAGCAGTATTGGGACGCTCTGGATTTGACCGTTGAAGCTCCCCAGGCCCTGTTTTTCCCCCGGAGGTGGTAAGTGGCTGTCCAATTAAGAAATCCGGTCCCTAACGCAGTTTCGGCGGGTGAGGTTTGTCAAGCGGTATCGGTCGGCGGGCAGCACGGTTTTACGGAATGGCGGGACGGGTCTGATAATATTCACTTGGTGGCTTCGTTTAATGGTGAGGCCAGTAATTATTCCACCAAAAGCTACGTTGTTCACCATGTCAACATGACTGCCGGAGTAAGTCATCTGACCACGGGGTTAAAAGGCTATTTGGGCAAACAGCTTTATGATCCGGCCACTGACCGCTTCTACATGGGCGGGTCTTATTCTGGCAGCTTTGGTTACCTTAATCCGACTACTGGCGCTATTACCAGCATCAAAAACGATTTCCAATACAGTCTGATCGGCGGGTTGTTGAAAGGCGATGATGGCAAGATTTATTTTATTGAACAGCCTTTTAAGCTCTACAGTTACAACGACGCCGACGGTCTGATGGAGTACGGCGACTTCTCTCCCAGTGCATCTGAAACCAATTACAACTCTCTTTGGGTGGATGCTACCCACATATATTTTGGTATTGTCAAGCAAGAGACTTACGAAGGTGCCATTTGGTTTGACTTGAAGATTGGTTTGATCGGTGCTGCAAAAGAGGACTTTGTTTCTTACGATTTTACTGCCGAGCATGACTTCAGGGTGGCTTTTCAACGAGATTACAATACAAAAGAGCTTTTGCTGAGACGCACCTTAGTAGATCAGGTTACTTACAAATATTACTCCCTTGCCGCTGGTGTGCTTATTGAAGTTACCAAGGCACTGAATCCCGAGTATGCGTGGAATGAGGCCGGGACTTCTATAACTGGCAACTATGGAGTCACCATCTTTGACTATACTCCTTTTTGTTATGCCACGAGTTCCCCACCTGCCACCGGCGTTCTGAATTGGGAAGTTGATGCCTCAAAAATGGCCCCACTCCCCTCTTCCCAGGAATACAGCAAGATCGGCTATCGGGAGGGTGGGGAAGGTGATTGGTCTTACTCACAAAAAGATTACACGGGGCCTTGGCAAAGTTTCGACGTCGGCCATCTGGTGCATAACACAGGCCGCGGCGTTTATATTCCTACCGATGACGATTATGGGCCGGTTGCATCGGTTAGTTATGCATCGTCAATCATTGCGGCTCTGGGTTTCAGCCAAGTATCGCCCTACGGAGGGCTTAAGCTGCCCTCCGGAATGACTTTGTTTTCGGGCTATTCCGGCGGGACGCTACTTTGGAACCCGGCAGAGGCGTGGACCTTACACAGTGGTAATTCTACGCCGTTTGACTACGGAGACCCGGACGCTCCGAATCCCTATTTCCTCAATATTGCCAGATCAGGGATTGTGCATCATTATCGCTTCGGCATGGACTATGACGCCGATGGTAAGGTCTGGGGTGGAGGTAACGCCACCAGATCTTTGGCTAATCCGGGAGCAGGCAACGTCTACTGGTATGACCCCTCAGACGGCTCTTCCGGCTACGTCTTCGATGGGACCGGCGGCAAACCGGATTGGGATGATTTGGAGGTCTATTTCCGGTCCCTGTGCCCTGCCTTGAGCCGTACCAAGATGGTGGTTTCAGGCAACAACGGTTACCTCTACGTCGTGAACTGCGCCGATGCTACCATTGATGGGTCTTATAACCTGGGCGAGAACGCCTACATGGTGGAAGTGGCCAACGATGCGGTCCTGGGAGTGACTCCAGGCGGAAATGTCTTTCTGTTCAAGCCCAGCGACCAGACCATGATTACGGCTCCGGCGTCTATTGGATTGGCAGCCTATACTCCGTTTGGGTTCGTCAACTCCACCTATCCCAGGATGAAGTACAAAATGGAAATTGGGCCGGATGGTTATGCCTGGATGTTCTTCGGGAGCCGACTTTACAAGATTCATCCCACCACACTGGCCCCGATGCTGGTGAAATCATTCGACACCTATTACATGCTCAAGTTCTTGGACACTGCCGGGGATCAGTCAGTTTACGACCTGATGCTTTATGGCAACGGGAAGAATCTCTACTATGTGCCGGAGATGTTTTACACTCCAGCGACGGCGAACCCCGATCCTGGACCGGAAATGCCTCACCTGGGCAGCATCGGCGGGGGTGTCAATGCAGCGAGTGTAGCTGGGGCAAGAGTGGGGAATGTGGCAGGGTGTGTGATTTAACCTACAGCCAAGCAGCACAATAAGGGGGATTTATGAGATGTCAGAGGAGCTATTTTGTCCCATCCATGGACGGATGCAAGAGGACATCGGAGAGATTAAAACAAAGCAAGATGGAAGGAGATGTGTTCTACATGAATCTGATATATTTCATCTGAGGGAAGATATGGGTGAGGTCAAATTAGATAATAGAGAACAATGGACCGCAATCAACAAGCTGCGTTGGGTTGTGGCTATGGGCGCTGGAGGGGCGGGAGTGCTTGCGTTTTTAGGTTCTATCATAGGAGCTTGGTTGAAAAAATGAATAAATACATGGAAACAACCGCTAACCTGAACGTCCGGGAGCGGGGAGATATCATCGAGACGGTGCCTAAAGGTACGCTTTTAACCGTCTCAGGTGTCGTCTGGCATGAGGTTGAGCTTGAGGGTGGGGAATATGGCCTGGCCTCTGGAAAATACCTCCAGGCGTACTCTGGTGAGGTTGAGGCTCCTATTGTTGTCTTGCCCTCTACCAAGGAACCGCCCTGGCTGATTGTCGCCCGCAAGGAATTAGGGGTTAAGGAGATCACCGGGGATAGGGATAACCCCAGGGTAGTAGAATACCACCAGACCACTACTTTTAAAGCGACCGATGACGACACTCCATGGTGTAGCTCCTTCGTAAACTGGTGTATCAAACAAGCGGGCCTCAAGGGAACCAACTCAGCAGCGGCAATCTCCTGGATGTCATGGGGAGTGGCGGTGCCCCTTAGCCAGGGCAAGCCGGGCGATATTGCGGTATTTTCCAGAACCGGGGGAAACCATGTAGGGTTTCATCTAAGCCACGACAATGCCTCTATTAAAATCCTGGGGGGCAATCAAAGCGACGAGGTTAACATCGCTACATTCAGCTTAGAGCGGTTTAGAGGGCTACGGAGGCCAGCATGATTCCCCCTTGGCTTAAAGACAGCGTGGCCCCTCTCCTGGCGATCCTGGTGGTAGTTGGTGGTTTTGTCATGATGTATCTTAGACCGGAGCAGAAAACTGAAATTGCTGGGATGATAACCGTTGTGCTCATGTTCTACTTTGGTTCCAGCAAGGGCAGTCAGGACAAGGATCAGATTATTGCTAATCTGCCCCCGGTAGAGCACAATCACTGTTGTAAGCCTGATGAGGAGGCGAAAGGATGATTGAATTTCTACTTTCCAAACTCGGCGCAATCGGAGCTGGGATTCTCGGAGTCCTGGCACTCTGGTTTTATGGGAAACACCAAAAAGCTAAACGAGTCGAAGCCGAAGAGAAACTATATGCGGCTGAGACTGTTGCGGAGGTAAAAGATGAAATTAAAAAGCGTCAGGATGCTGTTGATGACAAGTCTACTGATGACATTCTTAACTATTGGGGCTCTCGGTTGCGGGACAAAGACCGTGATCGTAAAGCCGCCTCTGCCCCCGAAACCCCACCTGTCAAGTTTAGAAAAGATAGAACACCCGAAGACGAATGAACCAGGGTGGTGGATGAATGATCCTGATATGAGGGGACTCATTAAGGCATGGGAAGGAGTTGAAGCGATTCGAGACCATTGGAGATAATCAAAAGTGAAGCATACTTGGACCATAGACCAACTTAGTGGGTACAATAGAGCTCAAAGTAATGGAGACTTTATTGAGGATGCTAACAGAGAGTTTGTTACCAAGGGGGTTGTAGTTGGAGTTTCCACTCTTTATAATAAGGAAACAAATGCCTCTGGTCTTGTTACTGATGTAACAGAGGATCGAATTGATGCGACGGGAGTTGGGTTTAAGAGGGGAGATCCATACGTGGTTAGTCTCAATGCAGACTGGACTATGCAGAATAGTGATGGGCCTCTTATAGAGGTTGAGTGCAATCGGTGTGGATTCTCATATCCAAGTAAAGAGCTCACACGGGGTCTTTGTTGTGTGTGTATTGATAAATCTCAGAGGTCATAAAGTGTTCAAATTATGAACACTTTAGAGGAAAACTTCCATGCCAGAGAACATAAATGTTTTTGCTATGAATCTTGGAGAGCTTGAGACAGAGGTTTTGAGAAAACTCTGGATTGATGTTCAAGAGGATTCAAACGGCTTTGCTGCTGATGCGGCGTTTGTTAATAAGTATTCAAGGTATAGAGTGAGGAAGAAAATCAACCAAGCATATGGGTATATGGTAGCACAGAGTAAAGCTCTAAGGTCTTGGTTTATAGTTACTCTTAAGAATGGGTATTTTCAATATCCTATTCCTTTGAATTGTTTTGATATAAACTCTGTTTACTATTTCACCTCTGCCACTGTTTATACAGAGCTTGAAGTGAATGATGAGGAGTATATTGAGGAGCTCATTTCAGGGTGGAGAACTGTTCCAGGAACTCCTCAGTATGCCTACTCGGCAGATAGGAATAAGATGGTGGTTAAATTGGGTGTGGCTCCTGCTCCCAATGCAGATGGAACAGCGATAACTTTGGGAAGTGGGTTGTACTCGAAGACTCAACCGTATGGGGTGGTGGAGGGCGTTTCGGGCTCTGCTAATCCAGACTCGGGGACTAATATTTATGTAGACGCCCATGGGCAGAATTTTGACGAGTTGGGTGTAATTGTTGGGCTTACTATTTTAAACATAACAGATGGGTCAAAGGGGGTTATTACTTCGATCTCTACTACCAACTCAACCAATGACACACTCACTTGCTCTGCTAATCTCTCTGGAGGGTCTACTAATATATGGACTCCAGGGGATGAAATGAGAATTGTTGGTGGGGAGTATGGGGGCTTTGTAGAGATCGGAGATATAGAAGCAGAGTTCTTATTGTCCCCCAATGCAGGACAGACTCCGAGTCCTGGAATTACCATGGCAGCAGGGAACCTTTTAGTACAAGGGATTTTTTATCCCGCCTTGATGGTAGATAAGAATCAATATCCCGAACTGCCTCCCATGTTCCATCCATATATAGCCCTCGGCGCAGCCTCTCTTTTGGGAAAAGAAGAGCCAGTGGATTCAGCAGAATATACTCAAGCTTTGGAATATGAGAAGGAGTATATAGGCCAAACTGTTCTCCTTGCTGGGTTTGTGAGCTCTCAATACAGAGGAGACTATGCTCTCCAGAGCAGGGTTAAGTAATGAAAACTATTGTGATTAATAATCTAAACGATGGAATTAATGTTAAAAATGATCCATCCGCTCTTCCAGAGGGTGGAGTGGTTGACGCTGTTGGCTTTGACCTCTCTAAGGAGGGAGTATTAGAAGTTTGCCAAGGTCTTGCAGCTAATGATGTTGCAGCTTTAGTTCCAAGTGGTGAGAAGCAATGGATGGCTAAGGTTTATCTCGGGACTGATTTGTATGTCTTAGTAACTACAGCTGATGGGTTGTATGCAAATGGCGTTTTGGTAGATGCTGATTTTAGGGGGAGATTTAAGGCTCTGCCTTTTTTGAATAATATATTTTTGGTGAATGGGTCTTTAGCTCGTAGGTTTGATGGGACTGCTGCTTTTAGATGGGGCATACAGGCTCCAACCAGTGTGCCCACGATAGCTGCTGGAAGTTATCTTGAAAAGGCTATAGACCCTTTGACTGCTTTGACTGAGTGGATTGCGAACCAATCTGATTGCACTGTTTCTGTTCCAACAACAGGAAGCAATTTAGTCACCAATGGAACGTTTACTGGTAGTGGTGCAAGTTGGACATTTGATACTGACCCATGGACGTACAACGCCAACGCTATGGACAAAGATGCTGATGGAGTTGATCCTTTATATCAAACCATTGGACATACTATTGGAAGGAAGTATAGAGTAACTTTTACAATATCAAATCTATCCTCTGGAGGGGTTTTGGTTTCTCTTGGTGGGGAGGATGGAGTTTATGTTGGTGCGAATGGGACTTATAATCAGATTATAATTCCGACCACGACAGGGGCTTTGACCTTTACCCCGACAGAGCATTCAAGGTTTACCATAGATACAGTTACTGTTTATGAGTCTTTGAGTAAAGAAGCAGAGGCTTCTAATGGCATGGCAATCAATGTAGCAGCGAGCACTCTTGGGTCTACCTACATAGAAGGAAGTTTGGACCTTACAGAGTTTACCACTGGAGAGGTTTCCTCGGAGAAGGATTATATTAGATTTTGGTTGAGGGTGGATAATGTTCTTAATCTTCAATCCATGACTCTTATCTTCGATGCAGGTGATGGGACTTTTGAGACCAATCTTTTCTCTTATACTATAAATGGAACCGAAGGTCTCCAGATGTTAGGCATGGGGAGCACGGCGGAGACTCTGGCTGAGGAGACTACGTCTTCAAGTATAACTGAGCAGGTGTCTACCTATTTTGAAAAGGACCAATTTGGAAATCTTATTTATGAAGGAAAGGAGAAGACTGTTGAGCATTTTACTAATGTAATTACAAAGAATCCTGTGAGTACTCATATTGATCCTGTCTTAACAGACCAAACTTTAGCCTTCTGGAGAAGGAGTCAGGTTTTTAGACTAAAGGATGATACTTGGATTGCTATGAAGATTCCTAAGAGCCTTTTCCTCCAAACCGGAGATGAGGGACTTCTTTGGAGTGATGTAGTAGCTACTAAGATTGAGGTGTTGGCTACCTCTGTAGGAGCTGTGAATGTTTATATAGATGGATTGAAGTTGGTTGGTGGTAGTGATTTGATGGGAGATTATTGGTTTGTTTATACATGGGGGAGGAGTGATGGGAGTACGGTAGTCCATGAATCTGCACCCTCCAGAAATACTACAACCAAACAGATGAACATAATCGGTCCTGTGAGCTTTGATAGGCATCCCATCGTGTATTCAAATAGACCACTCTCTTCTGACCCTCAAGTTGATTGTGGAGTCTTATATGGACTTGGTGGTGGGTTGGTGGACTTTTGGGCTATAGCTGAGATCTTTGACAACACAACTATTACAGACACACTCTATGGTTTAGGAGAGTCCACAGCTCAAAGGAAGTTAGTGAGCAAGAGAAGCGAGCCTGCCCCTCCAGGTACTGATATTGTTATGTTGTATAATAAGATTTGGATGGTGGGGGATGATAGGTATCCGACGCTTTTAAGGAGCTCTGATATCTTAGACGATGGAACGGTGTCTCCTGAGAGTTGGCCTCCAAGGAATGGGTATGAGCTGGATGGGAATCATGGGGTGTTGAACAGTATTAGAGTGTTGAATCAAGCTTTGTCAGTTAAAGGAAAGTTTGGAGAGTGGCTTGTGGTGATTAATGACCCTACAGACTATCTCCAAGTCTCTGCTAAGAGGATTTCTGACAAAGGGTTGATAGGACAGGATGCAGTGGTAGAGTTGCCAGATGCTCATATCTATCCTACAAATGGAGGCTTTGTTCAGTCTAATGGACAGCAGGTTGGGTATATTCTGCCGGAGATAGAGCCGTTGATTGATGTGGGAATGGAGAAGGCTATAGGGGTTAATGCGGGGTTGTTGAGTTACTTTACATATTCAAGTAGTTTGGTAGGTACAAGAACGGCAAAGGTTGATTTATATAGAGGTCAACCAAGGTTTTCTAACTTGAATGATATTTTGTTTGAGTGTTTGTTTTATGATAAGATTAATAATCTCGTCTATGGAATCTATAATGGAGAGGTTTATATTATAGATTCAGGATATGTTAATTCCTCTGAGCCAAGTGAGGAGCTATTTGCCTATTTGAAGTCCAAGGTCTACAGACCAGGAGGTTGTGTAGCATGGACGAGGGTTCAATTTCATCACAATACTGGAGGCACTTGGTTTAGGTTTGAGGTTTATATTGATGGAGAACTAAGGAATAGCTTTCCCTTTATGTCCACCTCAAGGACAAGAGCTAATCTTCGCTTTGGCCCCCATTCTGGCTATGACTTCCAGTTTGTAATAACTGGAGATTATAAATCCTTTGCAAAGATTTACTTCCCCATAGGAGTTTACCACAGTGGATGAGTCTGAGGTAAGACTTAATAAGAAGATTGAAAGAATTCAAGCTCAGATAAATGCTTTGAGCTCGGAGCTTAGGAAGTTATATAGGGTGGTTACTCATCCATCTACTAAGACTTATGTTAATAAAATCACTGTGCTCAAGACTGAAACTGGAGACATAGTTGGAACTGCAAATCAGGTTGTAGTGAGTAATGGGACAAATGTTACAGCTAATAATAAAGATGTTACCCTAAGCTTGCCTCAGAGTATACACACCGGAGCAACGCCTGAGTTTGCAGGGTTGAAACTTACTGGAAACTCTAACATTCTTGGAAATTATTATATCCGATGGAGAGACGCAAGTGATTCTACAACCTATTGTTATGTCATAGGAGGAGCTGGAGGAGTAGTATTCTCCATTGTCAACGTCCCTTTTCAACTTCAATATGGAACTCTTGGTGCCTCTGTTGCATTGTCCATGGATTCAGCAGGTAATGTCATTTGGAATTATGACGCTGAGGATTGTGATTTTAGCATCTTTAAAGAGACAGCTGGGGTTGCCTATGGGTATGATGCTGGAGGTGATACTCATACCTTTTCTGGAATTATAAACTTAGACCTTCCAGTCTATGCTAATAATGCTGCTGCTATTGTAGGAGGCTTAGCAGCTGGAGATCTTTATAGAACTAATGGAGATCCAGATACTGTTTGTATTGTCCATTAACCATCCGTAAAGGAGCAACCGTGAAGATCAAAGTAAGAAGGGCTAAGGTGTCTGACATAAGACAGCTTCAAGAGAAACTTTTTAAATTCTACGAGATTCAAATTGGAAAGGGGTGTAAGGATATTAATAAAGACCCTGATGTATTATGGGGAGGTATAGCTATTGAGGTAGGCAATGGATTCTCCAATCCAAACTGGTATTGTGTGCTTGCGGAGAAGGATGGAGAGGTGATAGCTTTTTTGATTGGAATCTTAGAGTTTTGTTCTCCTATTGCAGAGAACTTAAAATGCATCCGTGTCGCTGCAAGTTTCTTAGATGAGGACTCTTTTGCAGGACCAAAGGTATTAACTAAGATGTGGGAGATGTTGCATAATTGGGCAAAGGATATGGGAGCTGGACATTTCTATGCAAATGTCCATCCTGGTAATCAACCAAGTATTAGAACGGTTAAAAAGATGGGGTTTAATCATCATTATACTCAATTTTATCGTCCTGTTATAATGGATGAAGTGGAGGCTTAGTCATGGGTATGGGCGGTGGAGGCCAAACGCAATCTCAGAGTGGGTCGGGTTGGAGCTGGAATGATAGTGAAGGGTGGACAAGAACAACTCCAACTCTTTATAATTGGAGACAGATATTGCCTCCATGGGTATCAAGTAGCCAAGAGAAGCTCGTGCCGTTTCTTATGAATAGAGCTCAGACTGGTATGACTCCTCAAGAGGAACAACAGACATGGGGCCAAGCAAAGGAAACTATTGAAGGGTCAAGTCAAGATGCTAATAAGGCTTTGTCGAGAGTGCTTGCCACAAGTGGGATAGGAGCTAATAGCCCTGCTGCTGTAGGTGGGTATACTGACTTGGCTGGGGATAAGATGACAACTACCTCCAAGGCCGCTTTAGACTTTGTTAAGATGAAGATGGGAGCTAAGGATACAGCGTTGGGACAGTTGATGACTGCTTTGTATTCTCCATCGCCTTCTGCCATTGGACATACAACTGATGCTTATCAACAAGCACATGGAGCAAGTCAAAACACCACCGTTGGTTCGAGTGGTGGTGGAGGTAAATAATGGCTACTGCAAAGGAGCTCTTTTATAACTCTTATTTAAAAAAGATGAAGAGGCCAGAGTTTCAGAGGGAGTTTAATCCTGATGATGTCTTTGGGGCTAACTCTGTGGCGAGGAGTGAGAGGACTAATCCATGGGCAGGTAGGGATTCGAGCAATGCTAAGTTTGGTTTCCTTGGAGGGAACAATCAAGGTGGTGGGGACCAGGGGGGTATGAATCAGAGTGAGGGGTTGTCTATGCTACCTGAACTCTTGAATAAAGGTACAGAGGCTTCTAAGCCAACTATTATGCCCATGTCTGCTACGACATCAGGCGGAGACCAAAGTGCTCTTGGCACTCTTGGCATACCATTGGCAGGGTATGGGGGAAAATTGTTGGGAGGGTCTATTGCAGATTGGTTGCAAGGGCCTGATAAATATAGTGAGCTTAGCCCCATGATGCAAGGATATGCTGAGGGGGTTTCAGATATAGGAAAGACTATAACTCCAGTAGATTCTGGCATGGATCTGGGAGGGTATGATAAGCTTCTTAGTAATATGATGGAACCAGCACAAGATGAATTAGCATCTACAATAACTGGAGCTGGAGCAGAGACAGGAGCAGAAGCAACAGGTTCTATTCCATATGCTGGAGCTGGATTGAAGACAATAAGCGATCTTTTAACTGGTAAGATGTTTCGAAGACCTGCTGAGAGCATTGGAGGTACAGGTGGTATGCTTGGTGGTGCTGCACTTGGGTCTATGATCTTTCCGGGAGTTGGTACTGCACTTGGAGGGTTGCTTGGAGGTACAGGTGGTGGACTTCTTGGCAAGTGGTTTGGTAGGTTATTTAGATGAAAAAGAAAGAACAAACTCGAACAACATGGGCCATTTCGACAAAGGAAAGTCGAAAGATTGGTAAGGTTGGTAAGAAGAAAAAGGGTAAGAGTAAGACTAAGAAGAGAGGTAAATAGATATGGCTACTCTTGGTGGTGATCTTATTAGGATGTTGGCCCATGGGGGGATTAGTACTCTTGGTAATGTAGGAGCACAATTCCTTGGAGACTACTTAAAGGAAAGAGCTCAAGAGAAACTCTTAGGACTGAAAACAAATCTTGAAACTGCAAGTGTTGAATCTGATCCAAATGTACAACAGCAAATTTTACAGAAGCTCAAAGGACCTTTGAACTTAGCTGCTATACAAGAGAGTGGTATGGTTCCTCGTGGAGAGACCCCGACGGTGGAAAATCTTGGACAGAGGAAAGGTCTTACATACCCTGAGGCTGGTTATACTCCTGCTACATTAGAGAGAGTAGTTGCTCCAGTGCCTTCTTTGGAGGCTATTAAAAGTAAGATTCTTACAAGCCTACCTCAAGAAGCACGTACCATTGCTGCGTTTCCAAAGGATGCCTCTCTACAAGCGTCGAGAGAAAACCTTCTTGCTACTTTAGCATTGAGAGAGCAAGAGGGTGCTCTCAATAGAGCTAGTCGAGAGGACATGTCAAAAGATCGTCTCACCATGCAACAGATGATAACTGGCATGCACCAAGCAGGGCAGGAACAGGCTCGGATGCAGACTCAACAGTGGAGAGACTTTCTTAAACAGAATTATACTGAAAAGCTGGGACTCTTGAAGGATGTAAATGAAAGGCGTCAGATGGAGGGTGAGCTTGGAAAGCTGACTTCTCTTGAGGCTAAGATTGTGAGTGCTAAGAAGCCAGAAGAAAAGAAGCTGTTCATGGCTCAAGCGAATGAGCTTATTAAGAACAGTCCAGCTCTTAAAGGCTACCCCATGTGGGAAGAGGACGTCACCATTCCTGGGACTGGAGTCTTTGGGTCAAATTGGTTTGGGACCAAAGAAAAAGTTCCAGTTGGACAGAAGTCAAAGAGGACTCCAAAGACAGCTTCCACACCCGCTCCTCTAACCTTTCCTCGCAGAGTTCTTGTAAAAGGTGTTGAGACTATTGTAAATACTCAAGATGAGTATGATGCTCTTAAGAGAGGACTTGGAAAATGACAGAAGATTTTCAAGACCTTGGTCCACTGCACTATAAAGCTCCAAGAGAGGAAAGGATTGAGCCTCTATTGAGAGAGAAACTTTCTGCTCTTGCATTGGATTATTATAATCAGACTGGAGAGCCTCTTAAAATAACAGACACCTTTCGTACCTATGACGAACAAGCAGATGCCCATAGGAGAAAACCCAAGTTGGCTCTGCCACCTGGGACGTCAAGACACGAACATGGGGCTGCTTTTGATGTAGACCAAGGGCAAGTTGCCAAACTTGGATTGGATGCTTGGCAAGGAATGTTGAACAAACATGGGCTATCCCTTCCTGCTTTGTCTAAAGGAGAGAACTGGCATGTTGAGTTGGATAGAACTGGTGAGAAGGTAGGAAAGATAGCTGCAAAGGTTTCTGATTTTAAAGACCTTGGACCTGTAAATAGTGATGAGTTTAAAGATTTAGGTCCCGTAGAGATGCCTTCAAAGGTTGAAGCTCGTGTTCCAGAGGAACCTATTGTAGACGCTGGTCTCCCTGAGGCGACCTTTTCCCAAGTGCCTGACCCCATTAAGTCAGCCATTGGAGCTGGGGCTTTGAAAGGTGTTCAGGGAGCAGTGACAGTCCTTGGCTTGCCTCATAAGTATATTACCAAACCCTTAGTCGAAAAGCCTTTAGACTATCTTCTTCAAAAAGCTGGAGTTCCGGCTACACAAGAGACTCCATTAGAAGCTATGTTGACTCCTGGTGAGTTTGGTCAAGTGGGTGGACCTGCTATTGAAGGAAATATCCAAGCCCCTCTTAGAGACCTTGCTGTAACTGGAGCTGGGCTTGCAGCTGACCTTCCTGTATATGGAGCGTTGGCGAAGGTGGGGAAGCTTTTGACTCCTGGTAAGAGGTTGAGTGAATTAGCTCCTGAGGTTGAAGCTGTTGGACCAAGTTTAGAGAGTCAACTCAAAGAAGGTGTTATTAAAGCCTATGCTGATAAGTCTTATCCAACATATCCACTTTCAGAGAAACTGACCCCATTAGCTACTGAGAAGTATGTAAGTGCTCTTAATAGAGAGAATGAAGCTCTTATAGCTGCAGCACCTACTAAATGGAACAGAGAGAAAGGCACCTTCATGTATGGAGGTGGTCCATCCACTGAGGAGATAAAAGCCTTTGCAAAGAACGCTCTTGAGGAAGGTGCTCCTTTGTTGACAGTAGTTGGTCAGGTGGCAAATAAGTTTAAGATTAGTCCAGAAGCTGCGTACTCTGCTTTGAGAGGAGGAGTTGGAGGAGGTAGTGGAAAGGGGGTTGTACCTCCAGTGGGGAGTATTGGAGGGGTACCTAAGAGTCCATTGGATTTGGGAGAGCCAGTTAAGGATATTGAGGCTCGGAATCTTGGTTCTTTTAGTACAGAGACTAAGCCTTATATGTTTGACAGGATTGACAGGGTGTTGCCAGGAGCTAAAGACTCTATCTATTGGCCCCATAAGATGAATGAGAAGAGGGGTCTTGAAGAGGTTCACCTCCTTGAAGGACAAAGTCGAGCCATAGAAAAGGCTTTGCCTAAAGGGTCGAGTGAGGCTATTATGCTTAATGCCATTGCTCGACAGAAGGGAGGACCTGAGATATTAAAGGCCATGGGCGTGGCAGATGTTCCTAAGCTCATGCCAGAACAAGAGGCTGCTCTTGGACAGCTTAGAGATGTCTTTGATGATCTATTCATACGGTTCAATGAGGCCAGAGTTGCAGCTGGAAAGAAGCCTATTGATAAGGTAGAGAATTATTTTACATTCTTTAGAAGGCTGGACGAAGCAAGAAAAGAGAACTTAAATATACTAACAGAGAGTAAGGACTTTTTCAACCCTCGGGTAAATGATCTTGACTTTGCTAAGAAAAGAACAAGGAGCGATTTAGCTCTTGTCACTGACGCTTTTAGAGTGTTTAGGAATTATGCTCGTGGTGTAGTTCCATGGATTCACCAAGCTCCACACCTTAAAGAAGTAAGTGATCTATCGAGAGGGTTGTTAGAGACTCACCCTAACCTCTCCTTTGCCCTTGGACGGTGGGTTAATAATATTCAAGGGATTGATATTCCAAGACAGCTTGGGAGGCTTGACAGACCATTGAGGAAGCTTACTAATAATGTGTCTGTGTCTACTCTTGGAGGGTATGTAAGATCCGCTCTTGCTCAGCCAGCATCCTTAGTGGGGAGTGTGGGAGAGATAGGACCAAAGTACTTGATTCAAGGTATTATAGACTCTATGTCGCCAAGCAAAGTTAGGTTTGCACTTTCTGATAGTGCTGTGCTAAAGACTCGTGAGTTTGATGTAAGCATTGTGGACGCTATGGAGAGGATGATTGGAGACACTTTAGCTGGGAGGGTTAAGAGAGGTGCTGTTGCGGCTTCGTATTTACCCTTGCGGTGGATGGATGCATGGGCTGCAAGAGTAACTCGACTTGGTGCTTATCGAAGAGCTATTGCTAAAAACTTCAATGATCCATCTAAATACGCTGATGAGGTGGTGTTAAAGACCCAAGGCTCTGCAGCAAGTAGTGATATCTCTGATATTCAAACCCATGCTATTGGTAAATTCATGACACAATTTCAAACCTTTGTAATCAATGACTTTAATTACATTGCAAAGGAGCTTCTTGGTATTAAGAATCCTGATATTACTAAGAGAGATCAGTTAAGAAAGGTGATTAACTATGTCTTGGCCGGCACTTTGGTTAATACTATAGCTGAGGAGGCTGGGATTCCTACTCCCATACCAAGTCCTATCAAGGCTATGAAAAGGGCAAGGGAGGAAGGCAAAGAGGGCCTTGACATTCTCAAAGCTGGAGGCGTTGAACTTGCTCAGAAGCTTCCAGTAATAGGAGGAGCTGCAAGATTTGGAGGAAGTCTTGGTGGGCCTATGATGAACTTCGCAGAGAGAGCTATGAGAGGCCAGGAGTCTTTGCCTATTGCTGCTGGAAAGTTGCTTGGGGTGCCAGGGGTTAATCAGTTGCAAAAGTTTCTGCCCATGATGGCAGGAGACGAGGAGTCTAATGTTGAAAACTGGAAAGCAGCTCTTGCAGGAAAAACTCAGGAGAGGTATGAGAGTGAGAGAGGAGGTGGCCCAAGTCCTGAGAAGAGGTTCATGCAAGGGTTGAAAGAGCCTGTTGATACATCTCTTGAAGAGTTGTTGCAATTGCTTGATTAAAGAAAGGGCCTCTTTGGATACTCTCAGAGAGGCCCTCTTTTGGCTTAAAAATACGCCTCTTTTACAAACTCCATTGGAATCCTGACAATATCCTTCCCCCCTTTTAGTTTGTCATTTAACTCTATCATAGCCTCTGAGACAAGTAAAGCCTCATGTGGCCTACCTTGTTCCATGAGTAATTCAATGAATTCTCCCATAGCCTGTTGGGATCTCACATAGGCCATACCCCATTGGAGAGAGTTCTCATCAGGTGGTATATTAAATTCATTTATAGAACGAAAATGCTCGGCAAACTTAGGATCACTCCGCTCCATCCTCTCTGCCATGGAGTTTATAAAAGCCAGCCAACGATTACGGATTGACATCTTTCTTTTCCTCCTTATAGCTTTCTATGAGTTTAGCTATCCCATCGAGACAGCTTAGTACCTGAGTTGGGCCATCAAATATGGGGGATGGGCATTGTATTCCTCTGAATGCTCTTCCTATAGTCTCTCTTGTCACACCAGCATGGAGGGCAAATGTTATAAGCCTTCCAATTCCATCAAGAAAAGCACAAGCGCAGCAACCTGACTTCCCAAGCTTGCAAAAAATCTCTTGGTATTCTTCATTGGGATTGCTCTCTGTCATATATAAATATCCACAGCCAGTTCTGATACGAGGTGTGGAACCCAAAACTCTTTGTGGTCTTTCCATTATAACCCCCTTTTATGCTCATACTTATTTTTGTGTTTTTGTTTTTGTGGTCGTACTACTCTTTTCTTAGTGCCGCCAGGACCTTTTCTCTTTCCTGTAAAATGGGTGTTTGTTGGTGGTGTTCCACTCTTTCTGTGTTTAGACATGCCTAAGGTTGTTATCATGTAGCTCTCCTTAGTGCTCAAATTATGAACACTTTCCTTAATCCTCAAATGGGCCTTCAATTATAATTTTCCTGCCTCGAACATTGATGAACCCTTCAAGGGACAGTTGATCTAAGACCTCTTCCAACTTTCTCTTATTAGCCCATTTAGAAACCCGTTTCATTAACAAGCCTAAGTCAATTTCAGTATGAGGTACGTGTTTACAAAAGGTGGTTAGGTTCTTTTTTACCTTTGCCGTTGTTTTATATTCATCACTTGAGGACCCCATCTTTTTAATATTCCTCTCACAGTAGGACACCATACCGATTCCAGTTTTGAGGTCGGAAACTTCAATAATGGGATCGTTCCCCCTCCCCACCGCTGTAAGCATAGCAAGCCTTTGGGCAAATTGTTCTCGTCGAGAACCAAACCCTGCTATCTCCATGCCATCAGAAGACATGTCCATAGGCTGATCATTATACCAAGTGTCCCACATAGTCTCTGCGTCTGGACTCCATTTGAATTCTCCGTAGAGAGCTCCTATGATTTCAAGGTCATGGATGAGAGCCTTTCGAAGTGTCATGTCTTGAGGGGTTAGTTTGATACTAGACGATCTATGCCTCTTTGCGTTTCCTGTTACTACTAACATCCTTCCTAAGAATCCAGACCTGAGAGAGATTGAAACTAATTCCTCCTCAATCCACTCTGGAAAGCAACAGGCAAAGAAGGTGACACTTGGTTTTTTTATCTTAATAGTGCCTCTTTTGTTGGTGGTGTCCTCATGGTCTCCTTGTTTATTGAAGAGCTCGGTGAGTAAAAGGGTAAGTTCTCTAATCCCCGAACGAATAGAAAGAAGGTTTCCAAGCTCACTGGCGTATAGGAGTAATGGAGTCTTCTGTGTAATAACAGTCTTGCCTCCAAATTGAAACTCTGTAGAGACAGAAGAACGACTCATGAACTCCATTAAAGCTGGAGGAGTTATAAAGTCCTTATAGATATTAACCTTAAGCGTTGTCTCTCTCAGAACCTCAACCCCTATACCAGATGAACTTGACTTCCCCACTCCACTTGGACCAATGAAGAGCACATATAAGTTTGGAAAGAGTTTATAATAGCCTCTTGTACTCATCCATATGTTTCGATTGACAGCTGCAGCGAGGATGGTGTAAGCTGTCCACCTGTGGAATTGCTCTGGTGATTCATCGTGTCGAGTGAAGTGTAAATATGATTCGATCCAGTTACTTAGTAGTCGCTGTTGCATGAAGGATTTCTCCTGCCAATTTTCCTTCTTTTATAAAGACAGCGACGAGGTAGCGTTTGTTGCAAAAAGGGCATTGGATGAGCTTGGAAAGAGTCCAGTCGTTATTGTCAGGCTTCCAAACTGTTTTGCAGTTGGAGCAGTGGAATGTTTGATCCATGAGTTTACCTCCCATGCACTCATAGCAGGGTACGTATTTGTCGTTGATAGGGTCATGGGCAGCTTTGTTGAAACAGTGTTTATAGCTTGGACATGAGTGGTCCTCAAGCATCCGCATTAGGAGCCAGGGTTCCATTCAGAGTTCTCATCGTAGTTTGGATTATAAGTAGCACCTATCATAATTCTTTTATACCTCTCTTCCCAAGTCCATATTCTATCATACTTTGGTATGTACATAATCATTCGACAATTGTAAGATTTGCAACGTCTGCAATATCCAGTTTCTGTTTTTGTATGGGTGCTTATGTTAATTTTATGTGATTGCATTTTATCTCCTCCACTTAAGCCTCAAAAGACAAATGGGACAAGTGATATCTTGTTTGACTCCTGTGATGGTAGAACCCCATGGTGTTCCTGCAACAACGTCTCTAAACAAAAGCCCACAAAGCGACTTGATGTTTGGATAGGTTGTTTGTCTATTCCAAAGGTGAGAGTGGGTTTTTAGTTTGTCCAATCTCTTAGCTCCCCCCAATGAGTGCCCCATTTGACATCCACAGGTATGGTCATAACATCAGAGTCTCCATAGAAGGGGTAGACATCTATGGGTTGAGTCATGGAGGACACTATGATCTCATAGGCCTCTTGGACATTTCTCTCAGGCACTTCAACCAATACAGAGTCATGGACCTGGAGGAGAACAAAGCCATCCAAGGTTCGAATCAAAGGCTCCATTTTTACAATGGCATCATTGGTTATCTCCGCCACGGTGCATTGAGGGAGGAAGGCATAGGCTCGACGGAAGGTGTTGTCGTCAAGTTTGGAAAAGAAGTAGCGTTTCATTCCTTTGGCGGTATGGAGAGTACGAGAGGATTTGAGAGCTTGCTGTACACCATATTGATATAATCGGATACCAGGAAATCTGTTGTGTGTATTAGCTCGGAGACATTTTTCTTGTCGTGTGCTAAGGAAGATCCCATGGTGTCTAAGAGAATTAACAACTGTGCGAGGGCCGACGTCGTAGTTGGTAGCATGGACACCAACAGCTTTAGCTCCTTGTCGATATTGTTTTGCAAGTTTGTTTCCATCAACGTACATTTGTTTAAAGTCCTCATATTCATAATGTTTCTCCTCGACCTCTAAGATCATCAAGGCTCTGTCGACATGGATGTCGATCTTTTGTTTGAAGAGGTTTTTCATGCCTTCATCACCACAGTAGTAGGCTACTGCTCTTGCCTCAGCTTGGGAGAGGTCAGCTTCGATTAGGAGCTTGCGTTTCATCCTTCTCCTCCATATCATTGTATTCAATAGAGTACCAAATCAAACCGCATGAAAAGCCTCCTGTTGCCTCAGGACCAAGACCATATTTTGGATAAAATCCATGAGCTCGCTCAGCTTTAACAAATTCGTCTTGAGTTATCTCTTGTCTTGTAAAGTACGTACCTGATATGAAATATTTTTTAGACAACATTATTCCACACCTCCACAAAACAAAGGCCGTGCCTTTCTCGTCACATTTTGCATATTTGCTCCTCCACCATAGTGGGATTTGGTAGATGACAACCGAGTGGTTTCAGTAACATGGAGATTAATAGAGGTTCTAAACCTTCCATCTTTATCGGTAGGTTTAGCAACGGAGGTGAGGAGAGAGAATCCTGACCTTAGTTGCAAGATGGCCTTTGCCACTACTGAACTCTCAGCAAGTGAGGTTAAGGTCTCCTCGCTTGAATCAGAGACCACATACCCCAAAGCTCTAAGCAAAGCCACCACCTGCTGAGGGGAGCTTGTATTCAACCCCTCTTGAGTACCATCAACATCAAGGCCAAGAGCTTGAAGTTTATTAACTTTGGTCTTGGTAAAAGTACAAGCTCCGAGCCAACCTACCTCACATAGACACTCATCAAGCATGGTTTGGAGAGGAAGGATCTCCTCATACCAAAGGCTCTTGAGGATGGTCTCTCTTCGACCTTCGTCTATACTTAGCCCATGTCTATGCTGTCGAATGGCCCATTTAGCAAGAGGCAATCTCTTTGAGAGATAATAATCCCACATACCTTCTCGCTTGGCCTCTTTGATAAGCTCCTCCGCACACTCATGGGTGGATTGGACGTCGAAGCAGTTATACTCAAAAGTCTGGCCTATGTTGGACTTGCTCTCAGAGAGCCGACCGAGGTACTTAAAGTATGGCATATCGGTGTAGATAGAAGCGAGGAAACCAAGATCGTGTTTGAGCTCGGGGTATAAGAGAGAGTGAAGGATCGCTGTGTCTATGTGGACAGACTCTTCTAATTCAAACCCTTTTATGTCTCTCCAAAACATAGCAGCGTCGAAGGCTATGGTTTGGCCGCAGAGTAGATGAGTAGAGAACACCTTCTCAAGCATGAGCCAAATTTCAGCTTCTTGGACGATGGAATAATAAGGCTTCCCTGCTCCACTCGCTACAAAGGGGATGCACATGGCGTAGTCTTTGGAGTGAGTAAGGCCCACACATTTAATATGCTCTCGTCGAATTGTCTCAACGTCAGTGGTGATTAAAGTGTCTGAGGGCATAGAGAGAAGTTGGTCGAGGTACTCCATAACTTCATAGTAAGATGGGAATATCTTCTCCACCCTTTCCAAAGGCTTCCATCCCTCTTGAGACACCCTCTTAGCCTTGATCAAATCAAAGACAGTAATATGAAACCAAGGCTGACGAACTTCCTTCCTTTTCGAGGAGGTCATATTGAAACATCGACGAGCATAGGATGGATGGACTATGGGCACTATCCAACAGTTGAGGTCTTGGGATTGGTATGGAACAACTGAGCCTCGCCATTTGGTAGAGCTCTTGTTCCCTGTCAAGGCAAACAAAGGTTGATCCCCTGCTGCAATTATAACCTTTGGGCGTTGGAGGAGAATACGACGCCTTAGGTCAGCATACCAAGCCAAGAGCTCAGGGGTTGGCTCCCTTTGAGCTTTGTCTCGGTAGTAGATAGAGAAGTCGTTTTTATAGGGCTGTTCTTGGACGACATTGTCTCGTCTAATTCCGTTCCAGAAGTCTATGCCTGCCCTCTCACACATTTCTTGGAGAAACTGACCACTCCAACCTATGAATGGAGAGGGGAGGATATTCTTAGAAGGAATCCCTGCCACTTCGGTAGAGCCTGGAGCCTCCCCCAATAAGAGTACTGGTGAGTCAAGTGGGCCTGAGCCTTCAACTTGTCGTCGGAGCATTAAGAATCTCCTTGCAGAATGGACAATAGGTTGTAGATACAATGAACCAATCGTTTTGGCTGACGAGCCTTTTACAGTTATGGATTTTGTATGTTGTAGTTATTTCCCTCTCAGGGTGTTTTATGAGCCAGACTTGTCTTCTTAGCATTTTCTCGTTCTCTCCAACAGTAGAAACACAACTCATCCATATTGACCATGGCAATCTCCTTACAGCTAACACAGATGCCAATATCGACGGAAAGCACTCTTGAACTATTTGCTCTTCGTTTTGGTAAAATAGGATCAGATTGTCGTTTGATCATATTACCACTCTCCTCTTTCACTCTTGAGTCTGTTGATTTCTCTCTTGAGGTTCTTGAGTTCTTTTTCTTTGTTCATTTGGTCGACCATGTAATAAGGGTCATCTTGAGGGTTAGATTTTGGTTTGTCTCTCAAGGCTTCGACCATAATGGAAGAACCTTTCATTCCCCACATTGGATCAATAGATGAAGTTGGACCTATCCATTTGTCTCTGGCATAGGAGGTTGAAGCGATGAGGATAAACACACAGGTTAAAATTAGTCTTTTCATTACACCCCCTCCAATCTCATGCTCGCCATCTTGACCAAATCAGGCTCTCTTTCAACCACAAGACAGCGGCGAAGTAATTTACGACATACATCAGCCAGTTTACAACTACCTCCCCATGGGTCTAAGACCATAGCTCCTTGTTCCGTATGAAGCTCAATCAATTCAGCCAAAAGAGCTTCACTCTTTTCAGCAGAATGAATCCGATTGAGATAGGCCACTTGATGCTCGAAGATGTTTCGAGAGGTGTGGTTAAGGAATGGACGTTCTCCTTTCCAGGCGTAGAGAATGGATTCGTAGTTTATCATATGGCGTGTCTCTCCGCTCATATGGGAAAGGACGTGCTTTTTGTACCAGATAAGAGGAATTCTCTCCACCTTAAAGCCGGTAGTGGTGAGGAGCTCTACACCCTCTACGACCTTCTCTGGAATGGCTGAGTAGAACATGTAGAGGGGAGAGTTCTCTTTGAGCTTTTGGTAACATAGAGTTAAGATTTCAAGATTCTCCATAGGGTCAAACTTGTCGTCATAGGAGATATAAGCGTCTGTACGAGCATCTGTTGTAACCTCCTCAAAGTTAATCCCCCATGGAGGGTCAGTTATAATGAGATCAACAGACTCATCCTCTACCTCCAGTAGAACCTCACTGGAGTCGCCACAGACTACTCTCACATCGCCCAAAGTATAGTCTGTAATATTCAAGAGGTTAGCAAGGTCCACTTGCTTTTGACGTTTTACATTGGAAAGGGCTTTGGATTTTTGTTTAATCTCTGCCAGTTTGGGAGATGAGGTCAGTCCCTCTGCAAGTTTGAGGTAGTCAACCACTTGAGAGGGTAAAAGACCAAGGAACTCTGCTGTGTCTCGAATGGACCAACCTGATTTGCCTCGACCTCCAGAGGGGTTTCCAAAGTTTGCAACCTTTCTCTTGTGCAACTCACTCACAAGCATACAAGCCTCTTGCCAAGTGAAGTCCTTTCGACCCATGTTCTCGATGAATTCGACCTTGAGTCTGTCCTCAGGGGTGAGGTCTTTGAGGATAGTACATGGGACGAAAAGGTAGTGGTCCATCTCCTCTTGAGTAGGAGTATAAGAACCCCACACATCTGAGTGTCCGGTGGAAAGAAGCTCGTAGACTTTAACCCGACGTCCGCCGGCAAGGAGGTGATAGACTTTGTCTCCACCCTCTTCAACCTCTTCAACTACTACAAAGTTAAACTTCAACCCTTTAGTGGACCTTATCTTCTCTGCAAGGTCAGAGAGGTCACCAAGATCCTCTCTGAACCTAAAGCCGACTTTAATTTGAGAGAGGCGGAGTAGGCTTTGCACTTGCACGCTCCTTTGCTCTTTCATTAATCACAATAATAGCTCCAGCGATGTAATTAATTGCCCCAAGAAGCTCTCCGATTTCCCTCCCTGGATACTGAGAGAGCCTTCGGCTCTCCTCTATCTTCTTAAGAGCTTGACCAAGGCAGAACCCAATGCCTACCTTTCGAGCTATGGTGCATATGGGCTGGTCCTCGAAAGGCTCACCTGAGGCATGGCGCTCTTTGCCCTTGCCCTCAGAGGCTTGGAGGTAGGCAAGGTGGAGGACGTCTTTAAGAGATTTATATTGGTTTCGTTTGCTCATTTCACAACCTCCTTTGCTCCTGTATGTAAATCTCTCTTTCCTTCAAAGCTCCAAGAGCCTCACGCTTTCTTCTTAAAAGACTCAAGTTCTGCTCTGAAGCATCTATGGTGGCAAAAAACTCAACCAACATACTCCACACACTAAAAAGATCAAAGTCTCCAACTTTTTGTTTGTTAGATGTTATGATTAAGCAAGGGTGCTCAGCCTCTTCGATTGTCAAAGTTGTCTCTCCTACTGTAGACCTCTGAGAGAGTTTGGTAATCATATCAACTTCGCTCCTTTCGGTAAAGTTACAATGGGACTTTCCTCTTTGAACTCACACTTACTACCAAGTAGAGCAAGAGTCTGTCCTATCATGAAGAGGGTGAGGGCTATGTTGGTTGGAAAGTTAGAGGTTACAACGTTGTTCCCATGGAAGTTGATAGTAATCTGTGCTTGAATGGGAGGCAGCTGTTGGTTCATGGGATGGATAGGCTTGGTGTTGTCTGTCATTCGACGCTCCTTTTTAGCTTGTTTGTGGGACATGGGTTAGTCCTTTTTTGGTATATAAATTGCCACTGTACTTTGCTCATAACCAAAATCTCTGAGGTATCCACCTCGACATTCTTGGATACTGACACCCTTCTTTATAGAAACAACCCCATCATACTCTTCAAGAGCTTCTATAAACTTCTTCTCATACTTATTTTCAGGTTGTATGTTGATTTATATCGCTCCTTCTGTGATAAACATTGAGAGTTTCATCACTCTACCTCCTTGTCTTCAAGCCACGGCAGGAAAGGATCAATCACGTAGTTTCCAAGAACCAAACCTTTAGGAACATTCCTCGTACACAGGTCCACGAATTGACAGGCATTATTCAAGTTGAAGTAACACCTACTCGTATTTGTAGGAAACCCATGCCAGAGCTTGTCATAAAAGGTCTTATCAAGATTCTCTTGGAAGTCTTTGCCAATAGAGAGACCATTCTTAGAAGCATAAGCAATTATCTCCTCACCTATAACCTCAGCCTCATAGGCAAATTGTTTAATCTCCCATTCTTGGATAGGAATGGTTAAGCTCTCCACCCCAGGATATGGATCACCTCCCCGTTCTTGCTTTTGAGGATAGACCCCGATTCCGAGGATATGCACATGAGAAGCCTTTTGAGCCCATGCGTATCCACGGATAGAGTTATGTCCCCACCACTGTTGTAAATACGGCATGGGATTTCCGGAGGAATTATAGAGATAATAAGTGGTCTTCCATTCACCGATATCTCCATTTTCAAATTGACGATCACACCGTCCAGCGTAATTGATTCTTGAAGTAAGTGGGGCATTAAAGGCGATCTCCATGGTGGTTTCAGAGGTTTGAGAAAACTTCCAACCTTTTTGTTTGATGAATTTCTCATAAGCAATGAGAATCTCTCTCGCTCGATTGAGGGTTCTCACCTTGTCGTCTATGAAATTAAACATATCCGAAAAGGTAGCCATTGCGAGGTTTATGTCCCCGGTCATGTCGAGTACTTCGGAGGAGGAATGGAAAGCCGAGCCAAAGGAAAAGCCTGGAGAGTCGGCTGTGACCTTGCGGATGCCACAGAGGTGGCGGAAGAAATAAGCACGCTTGCAACCTCTGTG